CAAAAGATATGCATAAGAATGAGATTAAGAATGCTTACAATCAAGGAAAATACGATACAGAAGACATAGAACGTGGAGGTATGCCTAACTTTCTAACATTTGAAGATTACTACAACGCAACCTTTAATACCGGAGAAAAATGAGTGATAAAAATAAAGAAACAGAGGTGTTAAGAGCTTCATTAATGAAGAAAGTTAGTGAACTAAATAATAATGAAATTATATCTTTATATGATTACTTATCTGAATTCTTTAATACCAACGAGAAATGAAACAGATTAAACAATTCTTTAAACACCTTGCTTGGTTAGAGCAAGAAAGAGTAAAAGCAATGATTCATTGTGGTAGACCCACATCCATTTAATATTTTAATTATGGATTATTTACTAGGAATACTTTTAATCTTATGTGGCCTAATTAGCTCAGGATTAGTTATTAGCAGTTTTCATTATGGACATAGAAAAGACCAGGAAAGAAATCAAAAGAACAATTTTAATTGAGAAATTACTTTGGATTGTTATTGTAATTGATATTACTTTTGGACTATGGTTGATATTATCTTAGGAATTGTAGTAGTAGTAGCTTGGAATGGCTACTTAATTTATAAATGGAAACAGAATGAACCAAAGAAGTAAAGATCACCACTTGAAAGTAACTCGTACAGTACTACTTTCACAACTACTACTGGAATCTCTTGATGATATCAAATCAACCCAATACTATAGGCAGGATGTAAAGAATCTTACTAATAATCTTGAAAAGAAATTAGAATCTTTTCTTATAATGCCTAACCAGTATTTATTACAAGGTGATAATGAAGTGATTATCAACAAGTTAAGCAGAGGATATGAAAAATTAGTTAATTTAACTTTAGATGAAATTTATGATGAAGACCCCTTGGCATAATTATGATAATCCAACAGACATGGTTCTTAAAAACCAAGTTGCTTTTGAAGCTGTTGGTAAAGAACTATCTCAAGCTTTAAACTTAAAGTTTGAACAGATCAATGAAAGATATTCTTTTGGCACATGCTCAGTAGGTGATGAAAATGGTAGCCAAGAAGGTTACTCTCTTACATTCTTTTACAGAGATTTTATAGATGAAGAGCATATCAAAGCTGCTAAAAGTGTTTTCCCTATGACTATAGGACACATTACTTTTAATTTCTTAACCGTATTTGATTATGATTACGATGATGAAAGAGACTTTATGCCTTCAGTAGGTTTTAGTGCTCAAGAATCTAACAGTAAAGCTGTCGTATCAGATCATGTATTTTTATATTGGTAGACATGAAAAAACAAATTGAACAGATAAAAGAGTTTGAAAAAGCATTTAAGATTGATGCTAGCATGCAAACACCTTTTACTAAATTTAATCTTCTTTTAGAAGAGCTAGAAGAGTATGTATCCGCAGCTAAAGCTGATGATCAATTAGAAATAGCTGATGCTATTACTGATATGCTCTATGTTTTGTTTGGTTTTGTAACTAAACACCAACTAGAAGATAAGATTGAAGCTTTATTTGATGAAGTTCATTCATCTAATATGAGTAAATTAGATATTGAAGGCAACCCTATATACCGTGAAGATGGTAAAGTATTAAAGGGTGCTCTATATTTTAAACCAAATCTTCAAAAAATATTAGACGCTTAGCTATACTCTAGAGTCTATATATTTTAAACTATTGTATAGGTATTAAATAAGTTTATTTTTGTTTAAACGCCTGTATAATGTTATACCAATTGCCTAGCGGTAAAGTAATAGAAATTAGTTTAGATCATTATTTGTCTATGACAGATGAAGAGCTAAATGAATTCACACGCTTAAGCTTAGGTAATACGGTAGAGAATCCTTTTGCTGGTTCAGCACTGGATGGTAAATACATGGCCTATGAAGATATTGAGGAAGATCTGGATACAGAACCTGATCTTACTGATATAGATATAGACATGAAACTCATGGATGAAGATTTTCAACGTGATGACATATAATAACCTGCTACCTTAAGCAATGGTAAGGACCCGTAAGTATACCATTAGAACTGCTTACGGGTTTATTTTTTAACCTCATGCCTCACATTCAGTGGGGCTTTTTTATTTAATAAATTTTATTATGAACAACAAAGTAACAGTACAAGAAAACAAAGACGGTCAAGTAGTAAATGTAAATACTAATAATCCAGACTATGGATACGTAAGAGTAGGACAAACTATTTCTAGATTTAACTCAGATGGTTGGTTAAGTACAGAGACTCGTTCTTTTCTACTTAAAGGTAAATTAAACGAATTACAAAATTCAGGATTATCTGCAGGATTTGAAATGCCAGGTAAACTTGTACGTCAAGAATCATTAGAACCATTTAGTGACTATAGTCAACCTAAAGTAGCTGGTGAAAGTGGTGTAGTATGTAAAGTAGATGGTCAACCTATTTACTCTCGTGTAGTATATGATAGATCAGGTACAATGGAAGATACTCTTATTGCACATGACAACAAAGAAGAAATCATAGCTGCCATAGCTGGTAACAATGTAAAGCCAATGATTAACCCTGCTGATATTTCTGAAGCATTTGAAACAGAAGCTACAGATTCTAAAGTAGATAACTCTTTAAATGAAGAAGTTGAAGTTGAAGAAGTTATAGATGAGATAGAAGAAATAGAAGAAGATCTAGATACAGACTTCGTACTATAATTATATATGGGGGGAGGAAACTCCCCTCTATATTTTTTGTATCTTTAAGTCTTAATTAAAACCTATGGAATACAATAGTTTTACACCTGAAGAGATCGTTTTTTTATATTTAAGACATAAAAAGTACATAACTGTACACAACCAGGTAGCTGAGTCTATTAGAGAACTTAACAAAGAAGGTGTTGAGACTAAGCCCTCTATTGAAGACTTAAAAGATAACTCTCATGTTTTATTATTAGAACAACTCAATGAAAAGTTAGAACCCATATTTGAAATCATTACGGATACTGACCCTGATCTACTTGAAAGAATAGAAAAGGTAGTTGATAACCCTATGAATCTAATGGATGGTGAAGACTTTGATTTTGATGCTGATGATGATGAAGATGATTCAAATTTATTTTAATGCAACAAAGAAAAAAACCTTGTGCAGGCTGTGAGTCTGAACAATTCATTTGGAAAAGAGAAGGAAGAGACCTGTATTGCAGATCTTGTTGGAATAAAGTAAGAGCTAAAACAGATGATGCTCCTAAATTAAACAAGGTATCAGCTAGAAAGGCTTCAGAAGATAAGGTATATACTAAATTGCGTAGAGATTTCTTATTACAGAAACCTTTTTGTGAAGCTAGATTACCTGAATGTACTGTTAAAGGTACAGATATCCACCACACATATTTTGGCAATGACAGAAGTAAGTACTACTTGATAACATCTACATGGAAAACTGTGTGTAGATCTTGCCATAATCAAATTCATGATAAACTAACCCAAGAAGAATTACTAGAACTTGGATTAAAACGTAAAGATTAATGTTTAGAATAACAGATAAAGTAAAATATACCTTAACAGCTAAGCTGACTATAGGTGATAAAACACAATCTATTATTACTTGGATCAACAGTAACCCTGTTCTTCTACAAAGACACTTAATTAAAACCCCTAGTATCAAATTAAATCCTCATGGTGAGGTTACTTTAAAAAAGAAACTAAATGAAGACACGGGAAGTAATACAAAAAGAAGCCCTAGAGGTAGCACTAAATAACACCCGTTGTACTCTTGCAATATCTATGGGCGTAGGTAAGACACTCATAGGCTTGCAACACATGGCTAAAGTTTATAAGCCAGAATCTAAATTTTTAGTAGCAGCACCCAAACTTTCAATATTTGAATCATGGAAAGCTGATGCTGTAAAATTCAAACTATCATACTTACTTGATAGTATTACGTTTACTACTTACAGATCTTTAGAGAAACAAGAAGAAGCATATGATTACATCTATCTAGATGAATGTCATAGTCTTAAGTATAGTCATGATTTTTATTTGATGTCTCATAAAGGTGGTATACTTGGTTTAACCGGTACTCCACCAGAAAGAAGAGGCAATGAAAAATATGAAATGGTTTCTAAACTTTGTCCCGTTATGTACAAGTTTGGAGTTGATGATGCTACAGAAAATAACATTCTCAATGATTACCAGATCATAATACACACTATGCCCATTAGTTCTCAAGACAACATGTATGTGAAAACTAAAACAGGAGGTTCATTTAAAACTAGTGAGGTAGCTCAATATAACTTTTGGAGTAGTCGTGTAGAAAGTTCTCCACCAGGTAAAGCTAAAGCAATAGCTTCTGTTCAGAGAATGAAATCTATGATGAACTTCAAAACTAAAGAAAGATATACCTCAGCTCTTGTAAATCAAATAGATGACAAGTGTATCATTTTTGCAAATACTAAAGATCAAGCAGATACTTTATGTAATTACAGCTATCATTCTAGTAATCCAGATAGCAAAGACAACTTAGAAAGCTTTAAAGAAGGCCATATAAGACGTTTAAGCTGCGTTCTACAGCTAAGTGAAGGTGTAACTATACCTGACTTAAAAGCAGGCGTTATATTGCATGCTTATGGTAATGAAACTAAAAGTGCTCAGCGTATTGGTAGACTCCTTAGATTAAACCCTAATGATAAAGCTACCTGTCACATCTTAGCATATGAAAATACTATAGACATGATGTGGATTAAGAAAGCTTTAAAGAGTTTTGACTCTAAAAAGATTAAGTATTATGATCATATAAATTTTACCTACAAAGACTATGAATAATTTACAAGTAACACTCACAAAGACAGACGGTAAACTATTATTTAGAAATACTACAGAAGAAAAAGCGTATAATGATTTTATACAAAATCTTCCTGAAGGGGCTCAAGCTGAAATCTTTATGAGTACGGATGCTAGTGGTAAGAGTACAAATAGCCAGCTTGCTAAAATACATAAGTCTATTAGAGATCTATCTGCATTTACAGGTAGTACCTTTGAAGACATGAAGCTAGAGACAAAAAGAAAAGCAGGACTTTATTCAAGCTCTGCTTCTCCTAAATCTTTTGCTGACTGCAGTAAAGAAGAAATTAATCTTGCTATACAAGCAGTAATTGAAATTGGTGACTTTGTAGGAATTAATCTTCGTTAGTTTCCTCAACGTCTTTCTCAGTAATCTTGTCTTGCTTCTTAGCTTCTTCTTCTATTTCACGCATAAGAACTACAACTGTTTGTAAATGAGCAACATACTCATCATCAATCTGATTGTTTTTAATTTTTTCAAAAACTTCAGTTACAAACTCAGGTTCTTTACCATCTAATAGATAGAACATAAGAGCTTGAACACGAGCGTAAAAGCTTCCGTTTACTTGGATATCAATGATATCGTCTTCTTTAATAGTACTAATAAGCATAATTCATGAATAACGTTAAGTCTAATATAATAAACTCTGAGGAGTTTAGAGAGCTAATATACAAAAAGTTAGAACCAACTGGTTGGAATACAGCTCTTAGAATGCATATTAAATCTAATCAGTTTATTACACTGCTGGATAATTTAAAAAATGAAGTAGATCTTAACAACAGATTTACACCTACGTTTAAGAATGTATTCAATGCATTTGAAACTTCATCTTATGATAGCACCAGTGTAATTTTATTAGGGTCTGAACCTTATTTAAGAATACATGAAGCAGATGGCCTAGCATATTCTTGTAGCAGATTAGTAAGACCTAAAACATCTTTAGTAAATATTCAAAAAGCTATTGGTGAAAGTGTACCAAACAGTTTATGTAAAACCAACAGTCTTAGATACTTAGGAGATGAGGGTGTATTGCTTTTAAATACTTCTTTAACGGGTCAAATAAGTAAACCAAACAAACATGAGCAGTACTGGAAACCTTTTATAGCTCATTTACTTGATCATCTTAGTAGTAATAAACCTAACATGGTATATCTACTATTAGGAGAACAAGCACATTTTTGGGAAGACCTTATAGATAATACAGACAACATTGTTAAAGCACCTGACCCAAGTATTACTCCTTGGGAACATAATGATTGCTTTAATAAAGTTAATGAGATTCTGGTTTCACAGGAGTTGCCAGAAATTAAGTGGTAGAGGGGAGCAATCCCTTCTATCATTTAAAATGGTAACAGCTTTCTTACTTTAAGATAGGCTCCTGCAGCTACTACAGCTATTAAAGCAAATACAAAAACTTTAAACTTTCTTTGAGCTGCAATTAGATCACCTTCTATTTCTTTAATAAGTATATTACGTTCTCTAACTGTAAGTTCTAAGTCAGATTTTAAAGAATCAAGTATGAGTATATCTTTTTTAAGAATGCTTTCTAATGATAGATCACGTACTGTTTCAGTCTTAGTAACTGTTTTATATTGAACTTTAACAGGGCAGCCTATTGATAAAACTCCTGCAGAATCTATGCTTAGAGTAGTACCATCTGTGAAAACAGTATCAATTTCTTTATATAAAGTAATAGAATTGATAGCAGCTGAGTCAGATTGATATAGTGTATCCACTCTTGTTTCTACAACAGTATCATTGATACAGTAACCTTGACGTATAACTTCAATGGCTACAATATCTAACTTTGATTTATCTTTAAGTACTTGCTTTATTGGATTACACTGAAGGAGTAGCAATGCTGTCAGAATCAAGCAGCTTTTCAGGAATAATGGCAAAAAATTGAGGGATGAGAATTGTGTCTTCATGATTTTGGTTTTCATTTTGAGATACAGCATCAAACTTTATTCTTAATGCTTGAACTTCTTTTTCAAGATAGTCAATTTTAACCTGATCTCTCTCAGACTGAGCCAGTAACGTTTTAATATCCTGCTTCATTTCTTGCAGGCTTGTATTTAACATGCCTACTGCAAAAGCAAAAACAGCTGGTAAAGCCCAAGCTTTTACTGCTGTTATAACTGAAGAATCATTTGCACTCATGTGTACAATTTATTATCTTTATAGGCTCACTCTTTATGTAAAGAGCATAACATTACTAGCTGTTACTGTTAGTAATAATATACAAAAGATGAGCCACTTATCCTACAAAACTAAATAACAATGAGAAAAAAATATAGTAAGCATCACATTGAAGTTATTACTGAACAAGCGGCTTTAGAAAACCTTTGGGCTAATATTAAAGAAAATTATTCGGTAAGTGAAACTAGAGATAGATATAATGTCATGTATAGGCATTCAACAATGGTAGCCATAAGAGTACATGGAAACATATCCTTATCAATAATAGGTAGAATATTCAAAAGAAATCATGCAACTGTTATTCATGCTCAGAAAAATCATGAGGCTAATTATAAATATGATAAAAGCTATAGAGAAATTTTCTTAGCAGTAGAGAAATTAGTTAAAGATGCTCTTGATGAATATGATTTAAGGCATGTAGAAATTCAAGACCTAAGTCAAACTTCTATGGATTACACATCTGTAGTAAGAGTATATAAGCAGCAAGTAAATGAACTTGAGCTAACTATTGCTAAACTTAAGTTAGAAGTTTCAGAAGCTAATACCTTAAGAGATCATGCAAATAAGAATGCTAAAGAGATTTACGAACGTAATAAATCTTTAAATGAATTAGTCATACGCTATAAAAATCTTATATAATGAGTCAAATTAAATTTCTTGCATACCTAGCAAGCAAAGATTTAACACCAAGTGAGTATGCTTATGCTTATTGTTATGTAAATCAAGTTGCAATTTTTAAGGATTTAAAAGTAGATCCTAATCTTTTACATAAGAAAAACATTTTAATAAAAAATGGTGAAGGATGGCTACCCACTAAAAAAGCTAAGACTATTGTAAAGCAGTCAGAACTATTTTTTCTAAATGATGAAACCACTACCAAAACTTTTGATTCAAATAAACTTGGAGAGCTAGCAGAGTATCTTCAGTATGTTTTTCCAAAAGATAATGGTGAAGGTAGATTGCTAAGATCTAATAAGAAAGACATTATGCAAACCCTTAGAAAGTTTTTTATAAAGTATGATCATGATATGAATACTGTAGCAAGAGCAACTGATGAATATGTTAGAGAACATATTGAAAATCAAAAGACTCATATACTAATGAACATTACATACTTTATATTAAAAAGCAATAGAAGTACTTTAGCTACTTATTGTGATGAAATAATTAATCCAGACGATAAGATATGATTTTAGATGAACTTTCAACAACTATTGGAGAAGCCCTTGAAGCTTCTTACAAATACATAAAAGACAGAAGAGACGGAGAAGCTCCTTCATTACTAACACCATTTACATTACTTAATGATAAAGGAGTTGAAGGTATCCAGTGGCAAAGTCATGTAGTTATTGGTGCAAGATCTGGAGTAGGTAAAACACTTATCAAAGATCAAATACTAAATGCTGCATTTAATTTAAATCCATATGATAACATTCGTGTATTAGATTTTAGTTTTGAGATGACTACTGAGTCTACAGGTTATAGAAGTATTCAAGCTCATCTGAAACAAGATAAGAGCATGCTTCTTAGTACTAACGGTAACAAAGTAGATAAGCAAACCTGTAAGAGAATAGAACTTGTCATAGAAAAAATGAATAAGATTCCTTGGAGCTTAATAGCAAAGCCATGTACTCTTGAACAAATAGAAGGAGTCGTTGATGACTGCTTTAAAAAGTTTGATAAAAAAGGAGATCTTAAAGTTATAATCTCTATAGATCATAGCTTACTAATTAAGAAAAGTAAGAATAGAAACTCTCATCAGACTATAGCTGCATACGGGGATCTTATGACAGAGCTAAAGAAAAAGTATAACGTAATTATATTTACTCTTTCTCAGCTTAATAGAAACATTGAAGAAGGTAATCGTAAGATACCAGGTAGAGCAGAAAACTATCCTAACACTTCAGATATTTCTACAGCTGATGCATTATTGCACCACGCTGATTTCTTAATGATTCTTAACAGGCCTAGTGATTTTAACTTAAGACTTTACGGTCCTGATAAAATTATAATACCTGAAAACAAAAACTATGTGGCGTGCCACGTACTTAAGAACAGGTCTGGAGAACAGTTTATAATACACATGAATGCTAACTATGAAAACTATGAATTTATTGAAATGACAGAAGAACCAGAAAAAGCTGAAGACAAAATGAAAGATCAAACATCAAAATTTAAAAATTCATTTGTGCAATGACAACAGAAGAAAGAAAAATTAAAAAGGCAGAGCTGTATAAAATGTACAGTGATTACTTTACTGCCAAGAACATTAACCCATATTTCATTACTAAGACTATTCGTAAAGAAGGTAATGGGGAACAGTATACTGCAGCTTCATTTTTTGAAAATGAGTTTAGTGTAACTGAAAAGTATGGTGAAGTTTACGTTGTAAATGTAAACTGGAGAGACATGAGTCCTTCAAAGTCTGATGATTTTAGCCTATACAAGTGGACATACAATCCTTACTGGAATGATCCTTCAGAAGGCTATGAAAAGATTGTAATAAATAGTAATGGTAATACATTTACTAAGTATGCTATTCCTATTGAAGAGTTTACAGTTGTAGGTAAAGGTGCTGAGTTTTGGAAAAGCTTTAGCCCTAAGACAGAACCAGAGCTACCTTTATTTGATATGAGTTCTATATCAGGTGTTAAACCTAAGCATGAACCTATTGAAGCTTCAGCAGCTTTTTCAGAAGCAATTGAAGATGAAGGTATGGATACATTAGTTAATAAGCTTACTGCTAAAGATCTATATGCTTTAGTTCATAGAAAGCCTATTAGCAGTATCCCAGGAATAAATGAATTTATTAATCGTGAAAACAATATCTAATGGCACAAGCAGTATTAGTAATTGGGGAATCAGGTAGTGGTAAATCTACAGCTATCAAAACCCTAGACCCAGAGGAAACATTTATCTACAATGTAGCTAATAAACCTCTACCTTTTAGAGGATGGAAAAAACGGTATCAGTATGAAGGTGAAACCATGAACATGAGTAAACAAAATACTCCGTTAGGTTTGACTCAAAGTGTTACACAGTTATTGGAAGCAAAGCCTAACATTAAGAATATCATCATAGATGACTTTCAGTATTTAATGGCTTTTGAATACATGAACCAAGCTGATGTTAAAGGTTATGACAAGTTTGTAAAGCTTGCCAAACAAATCTATGACATCATTAAGTTTACTGTAACTGAATTACCTGATGATATCTTTGTAGTATTTCTATCTCATGCTGAAGAGTCTGTAGACTTAGATGGGCGTAGAAAAATTAAAGCTAAAACTATTGGTAAAATGATTGACAATGCTCTTACATTAGAGGGTTTGTTTTCTACAGTCTTGTTTTCTAAAGTTAAGCGCACTAAAGAAGGTGTTGAACATATATTTGAAACCACTAACAATGGTGAAAATACATGTAAATCTCCTGACGGTATGTTTGATAAAGAAATACCTAATGACTTGCAGTATGTTAAAGAGTGTATCGTTAGATACGAAAATGAAGAAGAATAATAATTAGTAAAATCAAAAGAAAATGTTAAGTACAAAAGGAATCACAACAGGTGGTAGTGGTAAGACTAGCCCATTAATTAAGCCAGGAACTCACAAAGTAATGATCTATGATCTTTATTCAGAAACTCCTCCTTATGTTGATCAAAATAATCCAGATAGATTAAATGTAAATGTTCGTATTGAAACAGAACCAATTGAAGGTTTACAAGGTTGGGAAAGAAATAGAGATGAGCCTAGTGCAGGCATAGCTGAAGGACAAATTGGTATTGTATCATTGAACCCTTACGGTTATTCTACCCGCACTTTACCAGATGGTACTAAAATAGACCGTGATGTTTCTATCTTACGCATTCTTAAAGCTTTAGCTAAGGCTAAAAATGTTGAAGATGAGTTAGATGCTATTGAAGCAAATACTATTGAAGAATTTGTATCTATGGCTAAGCATGTTATATGTGATAAAGAATACATCCACATGGTTGTAGGTGCTAAGAAGTCAGCTTCTAATGGTTATTACAAGTATTATTTAGATTTAGCTCAACCTAAAAGCAGAACTGGTAAAGCTTTCAGTACTAACCCTGATGAATTGTTTGCATATTCAGAAGAGAAAGATGTTTATATCACTCAGAAAGCTAAAGAATTAGCAGCTGAGAAAGCAGAAGGTTCTGAAACAGTAAATGCTTTTGGTAGTAATAGTACTCCTAAAGGAAATGGATTTACTCTATAAGATTTAGTAGTTCATAAAGCAAAGAAGAGAGGGGGCAATTAGCTCCCTCTTTTTTTATCTAATAATTTTTTATAAGTTTACTGATGCTACTATGATATCTACTAAGAACCTTATTGATGACATCCGTGAAATACCTTCACGCTGGATATTTGAATACTACTGGAACTTACCTCAGCCTTTAAATGGGCAGAGAGTTCAGGTGCCATCAATGTTTAATCCTACAGAAAGAACACCTTCAATGTATTTTTATTTTGTAGAAGCACGTAATGATTATCGTTACAAATGTTTCTCTACAAATAATCAAGGAGATGGTGTAAATCTTCTATCTGCTACTAGGAATATAAGCAGTGGTCAAGCAATACAATTAATACTTACTGATTATAATAAGTATGTTTCCAAGCATGGACATAGTAAAATTAACAGAGAGTATTCTGATCACACCAGTTTTGAAGTATCTGATATTATTACAAGAGATTGGAATAAATTAGATCAAGACTATTGGACGTTCTATGGTATAAGTAGTGATACATTACACCAATTCAACGTTAAGCCTTTAGAATCTATTACAATGATAACTGAGACTAACTCAGGTAAAAGATATTCTACTATAAGCCACTCTAACATGTATGGATATTTTACAGCTGATGATGAATTGTATAAAATTTATCAGCCGCATAATAAAAAATACAAGTTTATGAAGTTGCAAGACTATCTTCAAGGAGTTAATCAACTTACATATGAGAAACCATATTTAGTTATATGTTCTTCATTAAAAGATTGTATGTGTTTATCTGAGCTAGGTTACAGTAATATTGAAACTATTGCTCCAGACAGTGAAAATACCATGATTAAACCCATGTATATAGACACTTTTAAAAGCAGATACAAAGGCATAGTAACATTATTTGATAGTGATAAAGCAGGTAAAGAATCTTCATTGAAATATCTTAATGAATATGGTATACCTACAGCGTTATTACCTATAATGAAAGATCTATCAGACGCAGTTGCTGTTAAAGGTATGGACCTTGTAAGAGAAACACTTACACCCATACTTAGAAAAGCACTATCTTTGTAAAATGAAAGAGTTTTTTATTCCTTACAATTGCCCCTCATCAAAGAACAGTCGTCAATGGACTGGTAAATATTTTGTTGTAAGCAAAGGTGTACAGAAATGGAAAGCACTTACAAAACCTGTTTGGCAGAAATATAAAGAAGACTTCTTAAAAGCTATTGAAGGTAAAGACCTCCCTCTTAAAATAGAGATGGAATTTATTAGAGGTAGTAGACATAAGTTTGATTATATAAATCCTGCACAAACTATTCAAGATGAAATGGTGCATCACGGTTGGTTAGAAGATGACAACTGCACTATTATGATTCCTTATTTCAGGCCTTACAGCTATGATAAGGAAAACCCTGGAGTATACATTCGTATACTAGACTAATTTTAATTTACATACTATGGCAGACATGAAAATGCTGTCACGGGTAAGTAAGGATTTGTTATTTGATGAGCCCTACTATGGGCATTTTATGTCAAGTCTTAACAGATCCTTTAACCGTGACGTACCTACAGCTGGTGTTGCTAAAGATGGTATTGGAGTAAAACTTGTAGTTAATCCTGATTTCTTTGAAAGTCTTAGTGACTTACATAGAAAAGGTTTAATTAAACATGAGCTACTTCATATTGCCTTTGGACACTTAATTATGCGTGATTCTTACGCAGACAAAGAGCTATTTAATATAGCTGCAGATCTAGAAATCAATCAGTATATACATCCTAACTGGCTACCAGAAGGAGGTATTACTATGGATTCTTTTCCTAATCTAAGTCTTCCTCTTAAAGCTGGTACTAAAAAGTACTATGAGCTTTTACAAGAAGAAAGAGATAAAGGAGATAATGGAGATCAAGATTTACAAGACATGCTTTCACAAGGAGGTCCTGGTAATCATGATTGGCAAGACTTTGAAAATCTTGGTGAAGCTGAACAGAAGCTTATACAAAAACAAGTTGATCATCAATTAGTTACAATTGCAGATGAACTTGAAAAACATAGTGGAAGTGTTCCAGGTGAACTATCAGGTCTTATTCAAAGACTAAAGTATGTAGAGCCTGCAAAGTTTGACTGGAAAGGTTATCTAAGGAGATTTGTTGGAGCGTCTATTAAATCTTATACAAGAATACTAAGACGTAAGCCTAGTAAAAGATATCCTGATAATCCAGGTCTTAAAATTAAATATAGAAACAGTGTGTTAGTAGCTATTGATACATCTGGTTCTGTAAGTGATAATGAAGTTAAGGAGTTCCTTAATGAAATACATCACATTAGTAAGACCGGTAGTCATGTAGACATCATTCAATGTGATACACAAATTCAAAGTGTAGAAGCTTTTAATCCTAAGAAAGATTTTAAAGTACATGGAAGAGGTGGTACATCTTTTCAACCAGTAATTGATTACTATAATAAGAATAGTAGACTCTATACTACTCTTATTTATTTAACAGATGGTGAGGCAAGACCTCCAGATAATTGTCCTAAAAGAACATTGTGGTGTCACTCATCACTTTCAAGAATTAATCCTGACCTACCCGGTTACAAAATTAAATTAAACTAAAATTACTATGGCACAAGTAAATTTAAATTCAAATGAACTCAAAGAGTTTGCACAACACATTATTACATCTAACAGACAACTACAGTCAGAAGGTAAAAAGCCTGTAGCTGTAGAAGTTGTTGGTGAATCAGGTATTGGTAAGACTACCAGTATCTATCAAATTGCAGAACAACACAACTTAGATCTAGTAAAACTTAATCTTGCACAGATTGAGGAGCTAGGTGACTTGGTAGGTTTCTCTACTAAGGAGTACTACATGGCTAAAGAAGTTGCAGTAAAGAAAGGTGAAACATTAAACTTTTCATCTATTAATGCAGCTGACGCTATTAGTAATGCTTCATCTGGAGCATCTAAGAAAGTGGGTCAATGGGTTGATGCTGAAGCTGTTAAGATATTTCTTAATAACGGATGGTCAATGACTAAGAAAAAGCGTACTGCTTACTTACCACCAGAGTGGATTGCTGGTAAGAAAAATGGTGGTATTCTTTTACTTGATGACTGGAACCGTGCAGACCCTAGATTTATTCAGGCTGTTATGGAATTAGTTGACAGACAGACTTATATCTCTTGGTCATTGCCACAAGACTGGCATATCATTCTTACATCTAATCCAGATGATGGTAACTACATGGTTAACTCTATTGATGCAGCACAGAAGACTCGTTTCATCTCTGTAAACTTAGAGTTTAATGTGGATACATGGGCTGAATGGGCTGAAGAAGCAGGTGTAGATTCTCGTTGTATTAACTTCATGCTACGTTATCCAGAAATGGTAACAGCAGAGTGTAATGCAAGATCTATTACAACTTTCTTTAATGCTATTTCAAGCTTTGATGACTTTTCTAAACATCTACCTATGGTTCAGATGATTGGTGAAGGCTCTGTAGGAGAAGACTTTTCTACTACATTTACTACGTTTATACACAATAACTTAGATAAGCTAATTCATCCTAAAGAGATGTTAACTGCTGAAGAAAAGACTATGAAGTCTAAACTATCTAGCTCTGTTAAAGACAGTGATGGAGAGTTATCTGCAGCAATTACATCTATTCTATCAACACGTCTTGCTAACTACACATTGCTTTATTCAAAGAGTAATACTGTAGACAAGAATCTTATTGATAGACTTACAATGCTTTTGACTTCTGATTACTTTACTATAGATAACAAGTACATGATTGCACGTACTATTATTAATGGTAACCGTACTAAGTTCCAAAAGCTGGTAATGAATCCAGCAATTTCTAAAATGATAACTGAATAATGAAAACAATTCAAGACTTAACTACTGAGGGGTTGGCTATTGCCAGCCCCAACGTCTTCAGACATTACACAGTAACAGGTGGTGCTTTAGATGTATCTGAAAGAAGAGCTAGATATGGCGTAGGACCTATTGCTCAAAAGAAATCAGATATTAAATCTAAGCCTTTTACTTATAATGCAAAAGACAGATACTTTATTGTAGGTGGTACTAAAACACCATACAGTAATATCAAAGCTTATATTCAAATGGCAAAGGGTAGAATAACAAAAGATGCTGATAAAGCTGATCATTTTGTTATAGACAACACTGTGTTTGATACTGCAGTATACTTTGAAAATTGTATTGAAACTAATACACTGAATACAAATGAAACTGTATTAGTAAGTTCTGATAATAAGTATCCAAATTGGAATTCAGTTTTTAAACTGTTAGTGGCAAACAAAAAGGTATCTGAGTATGATGATTGGAATTATGTAAGCAAAAGAGTTTATGATTATAAGGCCTTAGTAGCTTTAGCAGTTATTAAAAACTACTCTAACAAAATAGTTACACCTTATGATTTAGGAATTGCAACCGGTTCTATTACAGATCTTACTGATGATAACATAAAAGCTGTAATTAGAATGATTGCTTCTGGTAATCTAGAAGATACTTCTTTAGCAAATCATATGATTAGTACGTTTGATTACAAAGCTTCAGAGCTTATGGCTTGGAAATTTTGTAGAGAACTTAATGTAGGTGGTAGAGTCTGGTATCTCAATAAGAGAATGAAGTCTATCAGAGAATTCATTGATGAGGTATATAATAAGTATTCTCATCTTGACGTTACAGAGTTCTTTGAACGCTGTAGAAGAAGAGAATCTTTGACACCTGAAGTGTTTGCATATTTACATAAAGATCTTCAAAGCAGAGTCCGTGTTTTACATAACCCAGACATTTGGTTTGTAAAATTTGAAATGAAAGACGAGTATAAAAATCTTTTAAAGGAAAATAGAAATGAGAAAAGTAAGACTAATATCGGGCAGTAAAGGCTCTTATGCATATGTTGTAAGTTCTGTTCCAAAAGAGGCTAGTGATTCTTTTTTAGAAAAGATTGATTCTTATAGAACTGTTTTAAAAAAGTCAGATAGTATTTACGTGTATCCTAAATCTTTAATTACTAGAGATTTAATTAATGAAGTAAAAATTAAATACGATGCAACTAAAACTAGAAATATTGATAAAGCAGATAAGATTGTACTAAGTACGCCTTATATAAAAAGCTTATTTAACTATCCAAGTAATGGTAGAGGAATTGGTAAAGTATTAAACAGAAAGGATATTCTAAGAGCAATTGATCTTATATTAGAAAACTGGGAAATACGCACAGCTAACAACTATTATGGATACGCTAGAGAAAAAGTTCTTTCAGCTCAAATGCTTATTAAAGCTTACAGCTCTATACAAGATGAGAGTATAATTTTTGATGGAGATAATTATAGTTTAGTAAATAGTATAATTTACACTTTAGATAGAGATAGTAATGATGAAGAAACTGAATTATACAATTCACTAATTGCAGACTCTTATTCTGCTTATGTTACTGCTTCTGATTATAAAATTCTTTCAGGATTATTTAAAAAGCGTAACAAGGTTTTTACTGAAAATCAATTTCACAACTTGATAAGTAAAGATAATTGTATAGATTTTGAAACATATCAAAAGATATCAGTTATGCTGAAAGGTGGTGATCCTGATAAAGAACTTGCATTAACCTTAATGAGTAATTATAACTGGAGCAAGAATTTAGATTTGTTAGGTGTACTGTGGTTAAATAATGAAGAAGCTATTCGTAGTACTAAAGCTTATGTAAGCTCAGCTTTTAAAGTTGTTAAAAATCAGCTGCGTGATTTAGAAACATATTCTTATGCATCACTAATTCAAAATCTGTGTAAAAAGAGTTTACTCACGCCAATAGGACTTGAAGAAGTTCTTAGAAGTCATGTAGAAAACCTTAACAAAATATACATGGTTACACAAGGAGGTGCTTTCACACTTACTACAGATAATATAAAACTAACACCAGAATTAAATGAAATCAGATCTAAGTTATAGTTCAATTAACAAAATGCTATTCAGTCCTAAACTCTTTTACTCTCATTATATACTTAATGAAAGAGAAGAGAAGATTGAATCATACCTTATTGAAGGTAAACTTGTACACTGTTTTATCCTGCAACCTGAAGAGTTTGATAACTTGTTTACTGTAGCTCCTGGGAAGGTTCCTACAGCAAGCATTCTTAAAATCTTACACGCAGTACATAATCAAGTTTTAAATAGCTCTAAAGACCTTAATGATCATCATGATCTAATTCTTAAAGAGCTAATCAACCAGAATCTTTACCAATCTTTTAAAGAAGATAGTAAGCGTCTTGATAAAATCTGTACCCCAGATGCTCAGGAATACTTTACATTCTTATTTAATCGTGCTGGTAAAGATCTTGTTGATTTTGAAACTGTAGAAAAATGTAAAGCATACGCTCAGGTAATGAGAGACTACGCCAATATAGCAGAACACTTAGAATTAACTAAGTCAGATGCTTATAAAGTGTACAATGAGATTCCTTTAGAGTTTAAAAACTTCAAAGGAAACTTTAGCATGAAGGGTATTATAGACAGATTAGTCATTGATGAATTTGGAAATGCTCAAATTATAGATGTAAAGACTACAGGTAAAACTGTAACTACATTTAATGAGAGCATAGACTTTTACAATTATTGGCTGCAGGCTGGAGTTTATTCTATCTTAGTAAACCGTATTTATAAAATACCGTTTGATAAAATATCTTACAGCTTCTGGGTAATAGATAAGTATGAGCAGGTTTATAATTTTGGAGTATCAGACGAAACACTTACAAGTTGGATATCAAAAGCAGAAGAAGCCTTTGATAAAGTTACTTGGCACATAGAAAACGTTAGATATGACTTACCTTATGAGCTTGCAAATTCTGAAAGACTTATGTTATGATAAATAAAGTATCGTCCAAGTACATACAAAAGAGTAGTTTATTTCTTTATCCTCAATTAAAGCTTTCAGCTACAACTAGATATAAGCCATTGCAAACCTATACAGGTTTAAATAATGACATACATCCAGCAAGTAGTGCTTTGATACTGCAGTATAAAAAATATAATTCTAAATCTTTTGTAAAATTTGAAGTAAAGGAACTGCTTAGCAATCAATACTTTATGGATAGGTTTGAAAGCAATGATCATTACGTTTATGTATTTAATTTAAGTCATCTTAAGTCTAGCTATAATCATTTTTTAGCTGGTAAGTATTCTAAATTTTCTGAAGATGCTAAAAAACCTATACTGGATTATTACTCTGATGGTGACTTAATGACTGCTTATATTGAAAGCTATCTTTATCCAGAACTTTATTACGATGAGTATTCTAAAATGCTAAATGTATCTGAAAATGATCTTGAAAAAGTAATAGAACTTTGTGATAAACCTGATCTTAAAAAAGAAACACTAACTTTACAACTTAACAATTAAAATTAAAAAAATGTCAGAACAAACACCAACTTACGGAGAAGCTAGCCAAATTAATTGGACAGCTCCATTAAATATGATGCTTGTAGACTCTTATATGGGGCCTTACAAAACCTTTGCACTTGTTCCATTATCTACAGACTGCCCATGGGTAGAAGTAATCTTTGAACCAACAGGTGGTACTTTAATTGCTATCTCTAGAGAAAAGAAGCAAACTTATAAAATGTTACCTAAGCTTGATGATAACGGAGATCCTCAAGAATTAAAACTTATGAAGCGTAACGGTGGCCAAGCTTACAAAGAAGAAAGACGTCTAGTAGAAACATTCCACGAGATTGTTATTACTGGTCTTGATTCAACACGTGAGTTTGTAAACCAGTTTGCAGTTAATGCAGACACTTATGACTTTGCAAAGTATATGAAACCTGCAGAAGATAATATCAATCAAAAGACCGGTGGCTTAACTTCATTACCAGGAAGCTCTCTCATTGTAGAATAATATGAGTAGGCACTGGGTAATGGATTATGAAACATTATCTGATTGTTTTGTAGCTGTATTTGAACATTATAAGGAAGATGAGATCAAAGTCTTTAGCGTCTGTAAATTACGTAATGACTTTCCAGATTTTGTTAAGTTCCTAAATGAAAATATAGTAAACAATGAGTGGCATGTTTCATACAACGGTTTAGCATTTGATGCCCAGGTTACAGAATATATTCTTGATAATCACAAAGAGCTTAGGCTATTTGATGGAGGATACATAGCTGGTAAAATTTATGAGTTTGCTCAGGACACAATTGATCTTATGCGTAATAAGATGTGGCCTAAGTACAGTCCCTACAAAATGAGAGTACGTCAAATAGATGTATTTAAATTGAATCATTGGGATAACCCAGCTAAGATGTCTTCATTAAAGTGGATACAGTATAGTATGGATTGGTTTAATGTCCTTGACATGCCAATTCATCATACTGATTCTATAGATAATGCAGCTGATCTTGAAATGGTTATAGAGTATTGTGTTAATGATGTTGCTAGCACTAAAGCTATTATGCAAATAAGCAAGCAACAAATTGCACTTAGAGCTACTCTAACAGATACTTACAATATTGATTTGTACAGTGCATCTGAACCACGTATAAGTAAAGAACTGTTTAGTTTCTACTTAAGTGATAACCTGAATATAGAAAAGAAGGTTCTTAAACAAATGCGTACACCAAGGCCAATGATAAAGATTAAAGATCTTGTCTTGCCTTACATAAAGTTTGAAACTAAAGAGTTTAACGACCTGTTAGACTTCTTTAAGAGTAAGATTCTAAATACTGATCCAAGTAATAAATCAGGAACTAAGAATGCTTTATCTCATTCTGTAATATACAAAGGTGTAAAAACTGATTACGGATTGGGTGGTGTACATGGTGCTAATAAGAAAGGTGTTTACAAAAATGATGAAGATCATATTATTATGTCTTCTGATGTTACCTCTTATTATCCTAACCTTGCTATACGCAACCAATGGTCACCAGAACATTTGCCTAAAGAAGAATTCTGTAAGCTTTATGAATGGTTCTTTGATGAGCGTAAGAAGATACCTAAGAGTAATCCTATGAACTATGTTTACAAGATTATTCTTAACTCAACTTATGGCCTCAGCAATGACGCAAATAGCTTTTTATATGATCCTGAATTTACAATGCGTATTACTATCAACGGTCAACTTAGTTTGACAATGTTGTATGAAATGATTTGTGAAGAGATTCCAGGCTGTACTCCTATCATGCAGAATACAGATGGTCTTGAAACAATTATTCCAAAAGAGTATGAGCAAAAGTATTATGAAATTTGTGAACGTTGGGAAAACATAACAAATCTAAACTTAGAACACGACAAATACCAGAAGATTGTATTTGCTGATGTAAACAACTACATAGCAGTATATGATTGGAAAGAGGTAGACTATTCCAAATGGAAACAGCTTAGAAAAGATAGACCAAATGATCTTTATAAAGCAACAGGAGGTAAGTTCTTACATGCTACGGCAAAGTGTAAGGGCAGGTTTGAATACAGTAATCTAGCATTACATAAAAACAAATCTAAACTTGTTGTTGCAAAAGCTATATACCAATATTTTATTCATGGTGAATTACCTGAAGAGTATTTAGCTAGAAATAAGAACATACTTGATTACTGTATAGGAACTAAAGCTAAAGGAGATTGGAAACTTGAAATCAGATCCATTAATAATGGAGAACATCAAGTAGAAAAACTTCAAAAGACTATTAGATACTATGTTAGTAAGAAAGGTGGGAAGCTTTTTAAGACTAACCCAGATGGAAGAGAACAGCAATTAGTTGCAGGTAAGTATCTGCAAACTATGTACAATGTGATAGAGGACAAAAAATGGGAAGACTATGATATTGATACTCAATACTATAAACAATTAATTGAAAAAGAAATCAACGGGATAATCCAAAAGGTTAGGCAGCTTGATTTATTTTAATTACATTTGACACTTACCATTACTTGTGCCCAAAGTAATATAGGGGAGCCAGACTTTTAGTTTGCTCCCCTTTTTTTGCCTATAATAAAAACACAACACAATGACACTAGAAGAATTTAACCAACTGCATAACGAGAGAGTTGAAAAAAGCCGTAGAGTTCTTATTGAAAAGAATCGTGAATACGGTACTGAACTAGATGTACTAGAAAGTTTTAAAGAACAATCTGAGCTAAGCATACACAACACTTCTCCAGCCATTGGATGGGAACTATTAGTAAAGCACTTATACTCTGTTAGACGCATTATAAGAGAGTATGAAGAGTCAGGTAGACAACCTACTAAAGAAATGATAGATGAAAAGTTTGGTGATGCCATCAACTATCTCATATTAATTGAAGCACTTTTAAAAGAATAACTATGGAACAAAAAGAAAACTTCTACAAAGTTAGAATTAAAGTAACAGATGAATCTGAAAAGCCAGCTAGCCTATCTTATATAGTAAAAGCTAAATTAGTTTCTGAAGCAGACGCCAAAGTTAAAATGCACATTAGAAAAGTAGCAGAGAGCTTACAGTTAGAATCATATGATCTAATTATAGTAAGTATATCTGACATGAAAGTTGAAGACCTTATAGTTTAAACTAATAAAGTTTACTATCTTAGAGGTCTCAAACTTTTAAGATATGATAATGCTACTAGGATTTATTGCAATATTGTTTATTGCAAAAACATTAAGATAAAATACAAGGGAAGTTGTACATAAAGAAAACTCTTATGCTTAAAGGGTTTGAAGGTAATCCAGTCTTTTTTATACTGTATCCCAAGATTGTGTAAAGCAGTTTAAAAAGATTAAAACGCGTACAACATAATAATCATAGCGGTTATGGATTACAAAAGCCGGGAAGAGAATGTAGAGAGAGCTTATTAAGCGTTATAAGCTCTCTCTTTCCCGTTATTCTTCCTCAAAAACATTAATACGTAATGTTAGTATACCTAAGAATACTTGATAAGTAGTCCACGGTATTTCTTCATTAGCCCTTAAAGCCTCAAAGCCAATAGCTAACCTATCATGAGGCCAGTGAAATATAAGTTCTAATGTCCAGTTCATTATCTATAATCTTCGTACACTTTAAGTACAGGTTCAACAATTTCATGACGATGGTTTGTCTTAAGAGTAATAACTTTAAAGCCTTTAACCTGAGCTTCTAATGTATATAGAAAGCCAAAGCCAGAATCTTTTTTATTACGTAGATCTATCTGAGCTTTATCACCACATATAACCATAGTACTACCTTTACCTAGACGGCCAAGCATCATTTCCATTTGATTCATAGTAACGTTTTGAGCTTCATCTAATATGATAAGAGCATCAGTAAACGTTCTACCCCTCATGAATGCAAACGGTACAATTTCTATAAGGCCTTCTTCAACACACTTGTCAATCTTAACTTTATCATATAGTAAGTACAAGTTATGGTATATAGGAGCAAGCCACGGATCCATCTTTTCCTTGATATCTCCAGGAAGGAAACCGATGTCTTCTTTGGCAACTGTTGGTCTGGTAATGATAATCTTTTCAATTTGCTTTGTAAATAAGAGATCCAACCCAGTTTGCACTGCCACCAGAGTTTTCCCACTTCCTGCCATACCCTGTAAGACAGTGATTGGGTTTTCAAGTATTTCTGCTTTTGCAAGTTTCTGCTCTTCATTGAGACTTATATTAAATTTAATAGGCTTCTTAGGTCTTCTCTTTGCTTTAAATACCTCATCGTTGTGAGATCTAGCTGCTGCCATAATTAATCTTTTTCTGTAGCATACTTGACACCCATAATGGTACCAACTATACTGAATGAATTAGTTAACAATATACCAAATAAATTTGACCATGTACTTTCTATTATCTTAGAATCATACCCTTTAGCAAGTATAAACAAATACAATACTGTAGTAAGTAATCCTACACCAACAATAATACCCAATGCTAATTTTACTATAATAGAGATCAACTCAAACTGAGTCTTTTTTTGCATGACCTCTAAGTCATTCAATGCTTCATCCCGTAAGTTCTCAGCTTCTTTTTTAGAGTCTTCCAACTCTTTCATTTTATCTTCAAGATCTAAAAGCAAATTTTTATTTAAAATGTTTGCTGCTTCTAATTCTTTATTCTGAGTTTGAACTTGTTTAGTTATATCTAAACGCTTCCTCCTTTGAGATAAATCTTTCTTCTTACACTCTTCAATATAATCCTTAACTTCAGGATCAGAAGTCTTAGCCAACAACTTAACAAAGCTTCCTTCTATAAAAACTTTCTTAGCTTTAGCTTTCTTAATGGCTTCTTTAATAGTGTCTTTAGAACTTATCACCTATATACTTTAAACGGATTAGTTTTATTGACATAACCTTGATAGTCTTTATTAAACTCTTCTAGTCTTGGTTCAATGTCATCAGATTTAATAATCCAAAACTGTGCACCTACGGCTTTAGCTTTTTCAATTTCCCCGCTATCACTGCTGCTAGAAATAATGCCAATAACACAACCATTTCCATAATCTTCATTTATTTTACGGATCATTTCTATACCATCAAAGGATGATCCTATTATATTTAAATCAACAAAAACACATTCAGGTCTTTCTTCACCGTTATCCGGGAACCAAGACTTAAACATTCTGTCAGCTTCATCAGAGCTGTCTAGTGATTCTATAGACAAGGCTATGTCTAACATGCTACAGGCATCTTCAAATACCAGATGAAATAGGTTTTCATCATCTATTAGCATTAGTGTATCAATCATATCTCAATAATTATTTTAGTACCTCCCTCATCTCTTTTTTGAGCTCGTACATTAAATCCATGTTCTTTTAAAATTGCAATTGAGATATTAAGTCCCAATCCCGTACCACTTTCTTTTTGTCCTTCTTTTCTTACGTAAGGTTTACTGAGTTCTATAAACTCTTCTGAAGTCAAACCTCTACCATTATCTTCTATTAGGATACTTAAGCCTTCTGTAAAGCTATCTTTAATGCTAATCTTTACATACTTCGTACCACTATCATTATACTTTAAACCATTCCGAATAAAGTTATCTATAGCTGTACATAGTAACGGCTCATTAATTTCAAAAGACACATCTAAACTGTCATCAAGAACAACCTGATTCTTATATGCAGTCAGCTTAAGATAGTCTGACAAAATTTCTTTTATATTTTTTAATTCTTTATTTAACTGTGCATTCTCCTTTACGAGATTTGTAAATTCAAATACACCTGCGTATACTTTTTGAGCATGGTGTAACCCATCTGTAATTAATCTAAGAGGTGCACCTATCTTTAACTCCTTAATATCCTCATCTGTAAGCCTTCTATTAAGAGATTTAATCCCTCTTGGTAGATAAGTATTAATTCCACTATGCATGTCATGACGTATGATCTTTGCAGCATGTTCTAAATAGATGTTCTTCTTATTAAGATCCTTTCTAATCTCAGCTTTATTACTTAAGAACTCTTTTACTACCGTAAAAAACGGAGGCATAAAGGCAATAACACTAAGCCACTCAAAGTAATGTGTAAACGTGCTGTGATGTATAACTTTAAAGACAACTAAACTTTTGAATACAAAAAATGTAACCATAATTATAGTTGAACATAGTAGGCAAATTCTACTACGTAAAGATATACCAGCTAAAGCTCCCACTATAGCTTAGATTTCTTTAACCCTAGCTTTTCAAAAAGCCATTTGCTTGGACAAAACTTGGTCCATACGCCAACCTGAAGCATTGTAGAAACAAAAGCTACTAACCACCAAGACTCAATGAAGATTGCTGTAGTTAAAACTACAGACATCAATAAGTAAACGGCTCTAACAGAAGTCCAGTTTTTCATAAGTTTATTATTTGTGCTAATGCAATTTGAAATCTATACCACAATCGTAATCTAAAAGAAAGATTTTTAAACTCTTTAGTTTTAAATAGATCTTCTAATTCTTTTACATCTTCTATTTTCATACCTCTAGCTTTATACAGTATCGTAATCTATATACTGAATAGTTACTTCTTCACCTTCTTCAAGTGCTTTAGCAATTGCAGGGTAAATTCTTTTATACGCCGTAGTACTTGCACCAATGAAACCATCACTAGAGCCAAAATTCGTTTGTTGACTGCTACCAACAATGAGACACCCAGCAGTGTGTTCGTCAGTATTACCAGTATGAATAAGGATATACTCAAAGTTAGGCACATCACGTACCCATAACATTCCCTTGTGCATTTCCCCATATTTCTTTTCATACCTTCCATGAAAACCTCCTACCTTTCTAAGAGTGATTTTATATGTGCCAGCAGGAATTCGTGTTTCAGACATAACCTTTGTTTCTCTATACTCATCTTCAAGAGTGTAGCATAAAAACTTTCTTCCTTCTGTAACATCAAATAAAATACCGTTTGTGCTGTCGTCTTGACTGCTAATTCTTAATACTTCTAACTTCATTTTTTTGCAAACTTTTCAAGACCTGCAATACCAAATGAACCAAGTGTAATGATTACAAAAGAATTATAGATCCCTTCATTAATAACTAAATCTTTACCAAAGTAACCTGTAACCAAGTCAACTGTAGCAAAGACTACCATAACTGCAAAAGACATAAATCCAATGATGGTTTTTTCATTGTAATCATTTTCGTCTTTAAAGATGTCAGCAAACGCCATACACTTTAATTTTAATTTTTTAAACATGATGTAATTTGTTGGTTCTTACATATATAAAATACAAAAAAAGAGGGGCTTATAAAAACCCCTCTTGTTAAATGTTGAGATATTACACTATTATCTCTTAATCATTGCCGGAACAGCTAGTGTTGACTCAACACGTACTGCAGCATCTAAGTCTTTGTATACACCACCTAAACCAATTGTTTTAAATAATGAATTTACAAATTTAGGTGAGTGCTTTTGTTGCCACTCTGCAGGACCAACACGTCTTGTATAGAATCCGGTAGAGTTACCTGCTAAGTAATCATAGGTTAAGTTACCTATATTATACACCTGTTGAAGAGATGCTCCGTAAGATGAGAACGGCTGCTTATAAATACTTTGACCAGTTAAGAACAAGTTACCATACTTATTAAATGAGTATGGGTTAAATGAACTTGCTTCAATATTAGTTTGAATCAGCTGGTTGATAATATGCAACTCCATAAATGATACTGGATCAAAAGCTCTACCATCATCAGCAACTCCTAAGAATGGAAGTGGTCCTGTAGCTGCTCTTAATTTAGACTTTGATTTCAGCTTATCATCATCTTCATCATAGTCAAATAAAAACTTAAGCATATAATGAGCTAATAGACCCATAACTAACTGAGATGCTACATCAACACCTAAACGCTTTAATGCTGCTGTCTCAGTAGCACTACGTTTAATACCAGGACTAACAGAAGACTTGTCACCCATTGCGTAGTACATAATTAAATCTCTAGCATAATATAAAGATGTAAGGTAGTAACCTTCTTCATATACATTAAGATCAGACTGAGGACGCTCTCTAGAAAACCTTCTCTGGAACATTGATATAAAGAACTTTCTCATAAAAGCTGCCTGCTTAAACAAGAAGTATCTGTCTGCCATTGGCTGATTGATGTCTTTATAGTTACCCTGTAGTCTATCAAATACACCTTGGAACTTAATCTTGAAGTCATTAAAGTTATCACTATCAAGACCCCAAGACTCTTCTACATCTTCTCTAATAGAAAGCTTACCATCTTTTAAAATCATCACATCATATAAAGATACTTTAGTACCATCTTTTAATGTAATCTTTTGAAAGTCCATCATGGCAAACAATAACTCTAAAGAAGCATTCATTTCCATTAACTTTCTTGCGGATAAAGCCCAGCTACCAGAAGCTGAATCTCTACCTAAAGTTCTGTACAATGGATCAGCAGTCTTATCTAATTGACCATCTATATTAAATGCTTGTATAATCTGTACGTGTCTAGACTTAGTACCTCTATTATATATGCTTGCAGACAACTCAACTGTAGCTTTAGATGCAATTGATTTACCTTTTCCAAGACTTCTAAAATTTAAAAACTGACCAGCTGCAGCTTCTATATTATTCTGTACAATAGCTGCAAACCTGTTTTTTACAGCAGAAGAAATATTAAATGCAAAGTAACTATTAGCTGCAACTTTAGACATTGCCGTACCTACTTTCTTTACAGTATCCATTGCTTTAGGAGCAGCTCTGTCAGCAGCTGTATTAGCATAACGCTGACCTAACCAATCTCTTTCATACAAAGATCTGATTAAAGATTCTCTTACAGAGTTAGAACCTTTACCACTTGACAATACTACTGCAGCCTGATTTTTAAAACTTGTAGCAACGTTCTTCTTAATCTTATTACCACTTTCTAAAGCAGATCTAGGATCCTCTAAAACTTTAAGAAGCATTTGAGCAGTATCACTAGTATCAATAAGCATCTTATGCATGATAGTAGAGGTACCATATCTAGCAAGAGACTTAAACAAGTTTAATGTTACAAGCTCATTATCCATCTTACTAATACCATGTAGTGGAATCTTATTAAGATCATCACCTACCAGTCCTTCATTTATTAAAAGCCTTACATCAAGATTTAAACCTTTCTCTACATCTTGTCTTTGACCACCAGCTATACTCTGCTTGATATCTTTACCAGCTTCTTTTATTGCTGTAACTACACCTGCTCTAGTTAGATTCTGAACTTTGTCATAGGTATCTCTTTCAAAACGTGGGACCTCATATCCTAGTTTACCTACATTAGAAACACGCTCTTGACTATCTAAATGCCATTTCTTAATTTTTTCTAAGAAGCGGAACTTAGCTGGATTAGTACGCTTTAATTCAAAGTATGCATCATTGATAAATGGATTACGTATTACAGTACCATCTTTAGCAGTTACTTCTTTTACTGAAATATTTGGTAGCCAGTCATCACTTCTAGACACAGAGACTGTTTCTCCTGGTATCTTTTCTACAGGATTAGCAAGTACTCTCTTTTTATATTTAACAGCTCTAGGAGTTCTGTAATACGTTTCTCCTGATAGCTTAGTAGATACTAGGTACTTATCCTTTGGTATCTTAACTGTCCAGATACTGGTAGGCTCATTAACTATAGATGAGTTATATCCTCCTAATGTAGCATCATATGCAGTTTTCTTTATACCTCTATGGTTATTATTCCACCATTTAGCAAAAAGCTTATCTTGCAGTAAAGTATTAATAACACTAGTATCATTATTCATTTCTTTTATCTGATCTGAATTAATCTGTGTTCCAGCTTTTTGATCTGCTAAATAGCCACCGCTTTTAAATAAAACATAAGCAGGGCTACTTTCCCCTTCTTCTTTTATTCTATCAAGATGTTCTTGCCAAACTTCAAAATAATATTCACTAAAAACTTTGTTTTTAAGACCTCTAACAAATTGAAGTAAAGAACCTCTTTCTGCTAATAATGCAGTAGTATCATCATTATTAACTCTGTTTTTATAAATACTTCTAATCTCAGCTCTTTCTTCATCTGTAGCAGTACCCGCTTCTATTTTTTCATAGACCTCACTTATAAACTCATTTTGAGCTTTAGTAAGATTATTAGATTGTATTTCTTCCTTTCTAATACTCTCTAATTCAATTTCAATAGCTTTAATTCTAGCTTGTACTTTTGGATCTAGATCAGCAGCTTCAATCTGTAAGTTGTTATCTCTAAAGCCACCCGTTAAATCTTGAAGTTCTTCATAAAGCTTATCCATTTTAGACATGCTCGTTGAAGCTAGCAGCTTAGATATCTCTTTTAATCTTTCATAGGCTTTGCTTTCTCGCTCCCTATACTCATCTTTTAAAGCAATCTCAGTATTATCTTCTATCCACTTTAAACGTAAATTTTTAAAGTCATCACCTTGTGGATCTAGTTCAGCCTCATATAAACTGTCTATATAACGCTCGTACTCTATTTCAAATAAACCCGGTATTTCTTCATAAGTATAAAACTCAGATACTGAACTTCTATGCTCCTTTAAAACCTTTGCAACCTCTTGTTCTTCTTTACTTTTTTTAGTACCATCTAAATTAGTTATTCTAAATAAATTTTGATAGTCTTTTAGAGCTTGCTCTTTTTCAGCAAACAAATCTGTTTCATCAACACCATTATCTAATACGCTAATTTTTGCATCAGCATATTTAATTTTTGCAATAGCCTCTTCTTTAGCAGCATAAGCTTGCTCTCCGTATTCAGCAGTATCAAAGATTTCATCAGCTTGTCTATGCTCTTTAGTTTTAGCATTGTGCATAAACTTCATATAGAGCTTTTTCTTTGCCATTAATCTAACATACTCCTCTTCATTATTCTCTTGTACAGCTAGACTTAATTCTTCATTTATCTGCTTCCAAAACCACTTATAATCTTTGTGAGGATTTAAAAAAGTGTATACCTTATGTTCTTCTACAGACATCAAATCTTTAACCTGATCAGATTGAGGCTTAACTTCTTTAGGTCTAAAGCTTTTGTCTAAGAATACAAGGCTTTCAAAAAACTCTGATTCACTTCCTGGTTTATAACCAACTTTAACAGCTTCATCATAAAGCTCATTAATCATATCATTTAAATATGACTGAGCTTTGTTTTCTACTTTTGAAACATTCATTAAATGCCATTTAGCAAAACTTTGTACAACAGGATCTTCACTACGCACATAAGCTTCTACAGTAGAAATAAGAGGAGCATCTCCCATTTTATTTTGAAGTCGTTTTTTAATATCCTCTCTAGTAATAAAGTAAGTTGACTTCTTTTTTTCAAGAGCTTCTATAGCACTTTTACTATTTTTAGCTCTTGCTCTTTCCATTTGTTCTTCCCATCTGCTAGCACCATTTGCCATAAGACTTTTAGAAAGATTATTGTAAACAAAGTCTGTAGAAATCTCTAAAAGAGATGTATATACATTAGTTTTTACTTGAGTAGCTTTATTAATAATCTCATTTAAATCTACTAAAAATGCATTATCAGAAGTAATTCCATTCTGTGTAGCTAAATTATTCATATGTTCAGCCCATATAGATAAGCTCTCTGCAATTTTACTTACAGCCATTACTCTACCTAAGTCGTCCTGCTTTAAATCTTTTTTAGTATCAATACTAAAAGTCTCTAAATTACCTACTATACGTTGAGCATCTCTAATACCTTGATAAAGTACTCCAAGGTTTACTCTGTAAACTTTTGCAATAACATCTTCAGCTTTCATATCAGGTGTAACCTTTTGAGCTTTACCAAGATCTTGTAATAGCTGTTCTATAAGATTACGACTCTTTTCACTTTCTTTTATAGCAGGTATAATTTCTGGGTTATCTTCTACAAACCTCTTAGAAATACGAGCAATATTTTTTAGCTCACCTATTTGAGCATTAATAGCATTAGCATCTTGTTTAGCTAAAGCTTCTCTATAGGCAACCTCATCTTGTAAAAATTGTATAACAGAATCATTTACATCTTGTACAAAAGTGTAATCAAATGTTTCAGTCTTTATTAGTTCAGCTAACCCTGCAATACTTGTATCTGCAGACATCTTGCTGACATTTACTGATTTACCAAACAGCTTTCTAAAGAACTGCTTTATAGCATACATTACTTTATCAATGAACGACTTGTTTTCATTAAGCTGTACTGATTCAGTAAGAGCTCTTACAATTACTTCTTTCTTTCTGGTAACCTCATCAGCTTCAGCATAGAGTTCTTCTACTACTGTAGCAATATTAGATACACCTCTTGCTTCATTATAAAGCTTCTCAAACAATGCTGGATTTTCTTCAGCAATAGCATCTACTATAGGGTGACTAAACTCATGAAAAGCTGTAGACTCATTAAACTTCCCTTTAATTAAGTAAGCAGTACCTGCATGATAAAAACCTTTCTGACCACTATAAACCTTACCCTGCTGCTCTAATAACTCTGTAGCTTCATCTACAGTTAGAATGCTATAAGTTCTGCCTGTATTCTCACTAAGCTTCTCCAGCAAGTTAGACATCATTGCATCAGCTGTATACTTATTGTAAGATCTTAACTCATTGTTCAAGAATACAGAAGGGCCTAACTCATTAGACTCTTCAATACTTCTTGAATCAATTTTGTTTTCTACATCAGTAATAGATCTAATAGTACCGGACTCATAGAAATCACGATATGCTTCAATTTCACCTACAGAATCTACTAAGTTTTTCCATTCTTGCAGGGAGGTATTAGGACATGCTTTCATACTTAAGCTATATTACATTTTTTGATTGCATCTAAAACTTCCTCATCAGTGAGTATAGTATTTTCTAATGCTTCTTCTTTAACTGCTAAATCAGATTTAGAACCCATTTCTATACCGTAGTCTCTGTGAACTTTAGGTGTAGCTGTAGGATCTAATTCTACTATCTCACCAGACTTAGAAAACTTAATAACTAAACTAAGTGATTCTTCCGGATTAACCATAACTGTAGCAACATATCTAGAGTTCTCATCTGTAGTCACAGCTCCTGATAAATCATAAGTAAGATCTCCTATAGTAACTTTTGTTTTGCTTTTTGCACCTGGTTCTACTTCTCTTTGAACACCCAGGTAAGTTCTGGTTTCTTGAATTCTTTTAAACTTTGATAAGAAATCTTGAGCTATTAATTTCTTTTGTGAATCAGACATTTTAGTAAATGAACTTAATGCATTACTAGCACTAACAGCTAAGTCTCTGTCTAAAAGATAAGGCATTAAAGAACCTTCATAAGATTCAAAGTTATCTTGTATAGCTATTCTTTCTGACAATAATCTAAAGAACACTGCAGTTGCACCACCCCCTTGAGATAACTTACGGAGGTCTTCTTTATATTCAGCAACGTCTTCTATAGTGTAAGACATTCTTAGCCCAACAGCTGAGCCTTCAGTATAAACTCTGATCTTTTCTATTAAGTCACTATCTGCAGTAGATGTTGCTTCTTCTTTTACAGAATTAAATAAGGCTGCAATATTATAATTACTATTAGCATTAAATAAAACATCTATAGACTTACTGCGTATTAAAGATCTATGGGTCACTTCTTCATCTGTGCTTTCTGGTCTACTACCTTTAATAATAGCCTTTTGCATTTCATGAATAATAAAGTCACCTTGAAATCTAAAAGTAACTCCATTTTCTTTTTCATATGATTTAAAACTACTTTTCTTTTGGTCAAAAAACTTTTGCTCTAGTAATGCTGAGTTTATAAGTAGCGTATTAGAATCCTCAACAAAAACAACAGGAGTATCTATTTTACCAGTAAATTCTATATTGCTATTATAAAATAGTTTTGATTTACCAGACTTAAGATCTTCAAACGTAGTAGTGTTTTGATTTTGATATAAATAAGATTTAAAATGACTATTCAACTTATTAAATAAAGCAGAACGATTTTTCTTGCTCATATACATAAGCTGCTCTTTACCAAAAGTCTGATAATTTTCTGTAAATGAACTGTAATCAAAAGCACTTACAGGGAACCAGTCTTTAAGCATTGACACCATGTTTCTATTTATTCTTTCATAAATACCTTGAACAGAAGTATCAGATATAATAGCAGCTAGTGGACCTGTAAAATCACTAAGATTGTCTAGCCCTTTAACAGTTTGAATTGAATCTTGAATACTAGCAGCTTTAACCGTATCTACCTTTGTAGCTTTAAGTAAACTATTAATCTGATCAAGCATTGGTTTAGCTTGTAAATACATAGCGTATGCTAGCTCTCCATCTTTATCATTTAACAACTCTTCTGTAGTAGGAGCTGTATTACTCTGATTTAATATTGTTTTAGTCCACCTGTGAGCCCATACCCAATTTATATCTTCACGGAAGTTTATTTCTTTTAAAACTTGAAGTTCTGGTGAACTCATTCCTAGAAGAGGATCATCTAATAAAAATAGTGGATCTTTCTTTTCAGCCTTTAGCTCAAACAATCTCTTCATTAAAGGTGTGTTAAGCATTGCTACAGCATAGTCATAATTAACACCAGCTGCAATCATACTTAATAAAACCGGAGTAGACTGATAGTTAGCACCAATATTAAATACCCAAGCACCTTTAGCAATATCTACAAAACCGTTAATCAATTGCTCTACAATAGAGGTCTTTAAATTCTGGCCCTCTAAATCTGTATTCTTACCTAAACCTTCTTTTGGTACAGGCAGCATTAGATCTTTTGTATTTAATTCAAATAAACCATTGTCTCTACCTTCTATTACTTTTGGTAAACTTTGATCTATTCTAGAAAGTAAGGAAATAATAACGTTGTTAGCAGCTACAATACCTAGAGTACGCTTACCTACAGAGTTTTCTTTTAACTTTCTAACATTAAAGTTGTAATCTAAAGCAGTACCTACAGTAGCTTCATCAGCTGTAGCAGCTTTATTACGACCTGCTAGTGTATTGTAAGACTTAGAATTCTCTCTTACTTGGTTAACATCATTAGGTTTAATTAAGTTAAGGTAGTTAGATTTATCTAGTACTATGTCTGTAATAGACTGAATCATATCATTCTGAGCACCACCTTGACCTTGCTTATCTAAGCTTACTACATATTTAATTTCAGGAACTAAATTCTCTGCCATTAGTATATCAAGTATAGCCATGTCTTGACTATCTAACGTATATACCGTTTCACCTTCATACTCACTGTCAATACTTTTTTTCTCATTATCTTTAATAAAGTCTATGACGGTATCAACAGTGTAAGAATTAATACCCGCTGCAGGATACTTTTTACTAAGCTTCTCTATTTGAGTAGGGCTTAAGTAACCTAAATTTCTTTTAGAGATTCTATCTGTTTTCTGTGGTACAGTTGCTTTAACATTAATACGCGGATAGAACAAAGTAAGCTTATCAACGTCAAAATCACCACCTGATTTAACTGGTAACTCTGATGGTACTACAATAGCAGAACCATTTGCAGGATCTAAAAATTCAACAATCTCTAGAACCTCCATAGAGTTATGACCCTGTACTGGAATACGTACACCAGTAATAGTAATCATTCTACGGTTGTTACCTTTACTTAACCAAGCTTCATCTTTAATTGCTTCGTTAAGTCTGGCCAAAGTCTTAATAGGTTTACCTTTATAACTCATTGCTAGCAGCTTTACAAAATCTCCTTGTAATGCTATTTTAGCTTGAGCAGCTATAATCTTTTGGCTACCAGACTGATACGTATAGAATCGTAAATCATTAGAATATCCTATAGACGGAGCATCTAAGTTTTCCATAAAAGCAGAAGATACTTGTACAAGTGCTTCACCTTTAAGTTTAGTTCTAACAAGTCTCTTGTTAAAGATATTGATAATAATAGTTTCTATTCTATCAGCATTAGGTAGAGCATTAATGTTACCACCATTCTGCAATAAAACATCTACTGCTTCAATTTCTTCTTCACTAGCATCTCTTTTATTTAGATCTCTTTTAACACGCTCTACTACTTTTCTAATACTTTCTGGATTCCTTTCAGCAAATACATCCTCAAGCTTCTTTAACTCTAGATTTAAGTAGTTAGCCATGCTATCTAAGTATCTTTCATAAGCTTCAGCTGCAACCTCTTTACCAGGAATTATTTGCCCATTCTCATAGATGCCAACAGGTAATAAGTTTCTTAACTGACTTGATGCTGTAGCTTTACTTTTAAATGTATCCTTTACAAGAGTTACATCTTTAAGATAATTAAAGTGTATAACATTAATATTGCTAGCAAAATCTGTAGCTATTTGACCCTCATCCTTTAATTTTCTAATAGATTGACCTTGATCATTAGTTTCAAATTCATAAGGTTGTACTTTTTCATGTACATTGTTAACCTTACTACCAGACTCAAATACTACATAGTCTACTTTTGACTTGACCATAGCATCATGAATAACATCTGCGGCCTTTTTAGGTTGTCCTTTAGGTGTAGGTATGATAGGCTTAAGAGAGTACTTGTGAAGAGCTGTAGCGTGTGCTTTTTTACCAGCTATTTCTGCATTAAGAATAGGACCATAGTACTGATACTTTCTTACTGCAAAAAACTTTTTAGCTGCAATAGCATCTTCTATGGTAATCTCACCACCTTCAGCCGCAGCTTTTACAATCTTTAAATATAATGGTTCATGATTTTTCCAGTCCCAAGATTGTGATGCTATAGCTAACTGTCTATAAGAATCTAATGTTATAAATGCCTGAGCATCTGCTTCATTATAGTTATTCTTATAGTCATCTATCAATGCTTGAATCTTTTCTTTAGGTACATTGTTTTCTTCACCATACTTTATAAGAGTTTCTACAAAACTTGAAGAAAGAACACTGCTATCTTTAGAAACATTATTATCTAGATCAGTAAGAATAACAGTATTACCTGTACCATCATACTGTTTTGTTTCAGATTTCTTTAAACCTAAAACCTGTTCTGCATATTGATTACCTTGAGAATTAATAAACTCTTGAATGCTTTCACCAGTATCAAATAGTTTACCTGTAGATGTTACGGCATAACGTTTAGTAAAATCATTAGCATCTTTAAACTGAGCTAAATCTCCTACAAATAGAGCAGCAATTTCTGAATTGATTAACCAGTTGTTAATCATCATATTTCTAATAACTATCTCTACGTTTTCTCTTTGACTTAATTCAAGATCAGGTGCTACATCTTCATTAATAAGATTACTAATCTTATCGTAGTTTACTTCATTTAATAAAGCATCTACCTTTCCTTGAAAATATGCCTCTAAAGTATTTGCAAAAGCGTTTTCATTTTCTTTATACCAATCCTCAAAATTCTGACCTTCTTCTATAAGTGCAGTTACTACCTGATCTTTAGATAGTAAACCTTCCACTTCATTAGAAAATATAGAGCTGAATAAACCAAGCTCTTTCCCTACTCTTTGAATATTAGTGTCTGCATCTTTATTGTTAAGAGCATTTTTAATATCTGCTTTTAACTTAGCTTTAAAAAATGATAAAGCAGGTTGAATGCTTTTTCTAGATGCTTTTATAAATAGTCCTTTTTTAGCACCTATTGCACCTGGTATTGTACCGTTTACATTAAGCATGTAAGATGTGCTCTTATCAGAAGCTCTAAATTGTTCTGAGTAACCACTCAAAAACATAGAATGTAAATCTGATATAATCTTACTTGATGTAGTAAGGTTGGCATTTTTCTGAGCAGTTCTTTCTGTAAACACTCCTAATGCACTTTGAATAACAAGCTCTACAGCTCTAGACTTAGGTCTAGCTCCATTAGGAAACATTGCCTTCATCCAAAAAGATGCTTCAACATAAGGATTTGTTTTAGGATCTAAGTGAGATAAGGCTTTATTACTTTCAATCTCATCTTTAGTTTGCAATTGATTAATTGCTTTTACTACTTGAGATTGAGTACTATTTAAACTTAAGTCATATACGTTCTTACCATCGGCTGCAATTTTTCTAGATATTGACATACCTGGAGTAAGACCTAATACGTAATTAAGTAAACTATTAATAGTACCATATTGACCGCTATACTCTATACCCTTAGTTTTATTCTTTCTAGCCTTTCCTAATGTTTTAACAGGTTCTGTAATCTTTGTGGCTCCTTTCCCTAGTATAGGAATTAAGTTATCTTTTACATCAGCATAAAGAAGCTGAAAATTTGATACTACTTCAGGTCTACTTAAATAAGCATCTAACTCTAAAGTGTACTGTAATGGTATACCTAAGTCTTGTATAAAAGCAAACAGTTTACCAGAACGCAATAAGTCTTCTTTTTCATACTTGCTAAGTACTTCCTTATAGTTAACACCATTTGGGTTATCATTAGCAAAACGACCTTGAAGCTGCTTTTTAATTCTTGATGTATCTCCTTCTGGATTTTTAATAACAACCTTAACTGTACCGGCATCATCAGTAGCAAACGTTTGCTTGTTAGCAATAAATGCTAAGTTAAAGGCTTGCCACAATTTACCACTAAGCAGTTGCTTAATAGGGTCACTACTATTAATAGCACCTATCTGATCTAGTATATGTTCATATACATTGTTATATCTGCGACCTGAATCTTTACGTTTTGTATTTTCTTCTCTTAATGCTGTAAGCTTATCAAAAAGTTCTTCTCTTGTAAACACATTAGCTAGACCTGTCTGTACATCATTATATACTTTACCGAAGCTGTAAATCTTTGGAAATCCAAATCTATCTCTAACCACTTGACCATCTGCTGTTCTTTCAGGAACTGTAGATAAAAGCAATTTAACACGCTTATCCATTAGCTCTAACTGTGAAAACTCATTACCAGATTTATCATAAGCCTCAAGAAGATCATCTAAAGTTTCTGCATCATCTAACTCAGAAGCTTCATCAGCATTTTCAATAGTCTGAGAAAATACAGACATTAATTCAGAATTCTGTAAATGATAAGAGACAGTGCTAAAGCGTGACCCTGCTTGTTTAGTTTCTGAAACAGACCCATAACTTTCTATAGCATCTTCAAGAATGTTAATACTTTCTTGAAGCTCTAGCTGTTTAACTTGATCTTTTTCAGCTAATGTTAATTCATCTAGCTGTAATTCTAAATCAATCTTAGCAAGCTCTAAATTATCTTTTACTTCTTCATATAGAAGCTCTATGTTGTTTAGATCTTCAAACAGTACATTAACATCAGCATCCATCTTTTCCATTATAGAAACTATAGCACTATCCATTGATTCTTTTACAAACCTTGAATTAGCAGATGAAATAGTAGTACCGTCTTTTAACTCTATACCTTTATTTAAAGTAATAAGCATAGCATTGTCCCATTCAGCACCACGCTCTTGTACTATATTACCAGACTTAAGGTTCTCATACATTTCTGTTACCGCATCATAAGCTTGAGTACGTTCTAAACCTTTAATGATAAACGATCTGTTACCAAAGAGAGCCTTAAGCATCTCTAGTATCTTTTTAAAGATAGAGTTAATAGCTTTTGATTTACCTAACACACGTTTACCATCTGATAACATGTACTTACGGAAATCTTCAGCAAGCTCCTCTTCAATTTCTAAGAAAGTTTTCTTACCTAATATCTTAGACGCTTCATTATATAAGCTTACCTTTTCTTCTTTAGTAAGTACTAGTTGTGAAAACCCGTGCCATGCTTCATGATATGCATCAGTAAAGTTAGACCCAGCATAAAGAGTAATACCATTACTACCCCAGGTTGCTAAAGCTCCTGAGTTAGCAATACCAAACGCTCTGTTAAGAGGAACAAACTTAGATAAAGGATGAGTAGACCACCATTCCTCTGCGGCCTTAATTTCTTCTGCAGTAGCAGCATTACTTAAGCTATCTAACTTATTTAATAAGTCTCCTCTTGAAATGCGTCTTTCAGATCTTTCTTGTATTTCTGCACGCTTAGCTCTTAACTTTTCTATTCTAGCTTGCTTTTCTTTTTTCTGCTTATCTGTAAGAGATTGTTGAGGAGCTTCTGTCTTTTTAGTCTGACCAAAGCCTAGCATCAATTGAGTACTATCTTCTTTAGCCTGTTTAACTTTTGCTTTAGTAACCTGTCTAACTGCAGAAAAGTCTCTAGCATATTGTATATCAGCATGAGCTGTTTGCAATCCCTGACCACCTTTAGAATTAAAGTACGTAGCAGCATTTAATCTATAATACTTGCGTATAAACTCCTCTCTTGATATAGATTGAAATTCTATAGAATCATTTACTACTTTAGGTATCGTAATATTATCTAATGTAATAACGTTATTTAGAAAGATCTTAGAAATAATATCTGAAACCTCTGCTTCAGTTAACTCATCTACAAATTTATTTTTACGGCTAAAAAATAATCTACCGTCTTTAATGCTGACATGAGGAGCATTTTCTGATTGCAACCAACCATTCAAAGCATCTACTACAAGTTCAGGATCTAGAGCACTGCTAACTAACTTAACAGTGTCAGTGAAAAGAGTGTCTCCTTCTATCTTATTAGATATAAAGCCTATTGCATTAGATTCAACTAAAGCTAAATAATCATAACCATCAATGTCTAAGAACATTCTTGACATCATGATAGGATTACCTTTAGCATCTACACCAGGAACTTCTTTTACAACTCCATCTTCATCAGTAACCCTTTTAACAATCTGCTCATCTTTAATTACAATTTTATTAATTGATAAAGGACCTGATTGATTTTCTAAATAAGCAATCTGTTGTTTATTAACCCCATCTCCAGCATATCCTAAATATCCTCCAGTAATCTGTAAAGTATACTCTGTACTAGGATCATTCATTATAGTAGAGTAAACATCAGCATGCAAAAGAGCAGCTTCCTCACTTGCTTTTTGAACCTTACTAGGTCTTCTAAACCAAGAGTGAGCTAAATAATCACCGCCTTCAGTTACTTCACCTTCTGAATTTATTCTGACAGGCTTTCCTGTTTGTTTATCTATGTATAGAATTACAACTGCTGTAGAATATAGATCTGCTCCGTTTTCAGGCTTTACCTTATCTTTTTCAGATATAGTACTACCATGTACTAAACGTAACTCATACTTGGAATTACTTATAGATACTTTTTGACGTGCTTGTCCAGGAGATAATGAAGACTTGTTAGGCACTTCTTCCCTAACAATACCTCTTCTAAACTGACCATTAGCTTTTACAATAGGATCATCTATGTATTGACCCGCAGTTCCTTTAGCCGTAGATACTGGAGAAAAGCTGCTTTCTTTATTTGCAGTAGTGTCTGGATCTAAACTACTACTAACCTCATAATTTTGAGGTGCTTGCTCTTCTCTTTTTCCTTTATTATTTTGTTCTTCTTGCTGACGCTTTTGTGCTTCTTTGGCTCTTCTCTTTTTTTCTTCTTCAGATACAAATTCTTCACCAGTCTTTGTAACTCCTAGATATTCAATAAGTTTCTCAGCACTGTTTTTTCCGTCAAGTAATTCTTCTAAATCCGCTATTTCTGCAATGCTAGGTTTTAAAAGCTTTTTAAATCTTTTACTAGTAAATGCAATTGTTAAAAGCTGAGGAAAACTTTTAACAAACGTAAAAGCCTTTTCAGGTGTCATCAACAGAGTACCGTCTTTTGTTTGAATAGATAATAAATCCTTATATGAAGCTTTCATAAAAGGCTTCAAAGAAAAGTTTACATCCTTATCAAGATAAACTTCAGTCAATTTTTTATTAGTGTAATTGACTGCCTGTGTTACATTCTTTTGGCTAAAGCTACAGTACTTCATTTTTATACTTTTATGAATTAACAGATATCATCTGCAAATGGATCATCTACTGGATTATTGTCATAACTAGAAAGAATGCTTTCTGCATTGCTTTCTACAGTATCTGATACATTTTCTAAATCTTCATTTACTTCTTCAGTTACCTCTGGTACAGTTTGTTCAGTAGCATTAGCATTTAAACTAGCCATCTTATTACTAATCATATCTCGTAATACTTTCTTTTGCTCATCTGTTAAAATAGATGAAGAGTCAACATCTAAACGTCTAGCTTCCAAGGTAGTAATTTTCTTGCTTCTATTGATTCTATTACTAAGAGTTTTAAATTCTTTTTCAGCTTCTTTACGCTCCTCTTCACTAATATCAGAGAACCCTTCTTCTATAGTTTCTCCTATATTTTCTACAACAACTTCTTCTACTTCTCTAAAACCTTTAGCAGCATCTCTAGCTTTTTGAAGTTCTACCTCTGTAACACTTCTACCAGGACCATTCATAAACTGAGAAAGAGTAGAAATACGTTCTTTTGGATTTGCAGTTCTATATTTAGTATACTCCTCATTAAGCTTAGATAAAAGACCCTTTAGTACTTCTGGCTGATCTTTAAATTCTTTTCTGATCTGAGCTTCTTCATAAGTTATTTGCTCAGGAGTTTCTTCTTCTACAGCTTCTACTTCTGGAGTTTCCTCTACTTCTTCTACAGTTTCTTCTGCTTCACCTTTAAGTTTTTCTTCTGCGTCTTTCTTAGCTTCTTCTTGAAGTAAGTTGTAACGATCAAAAATATCTTGAATCTTATCCCATGTTTCAGTGCCTTCTATTACTTGAGATTCTAAGTTTACATCATCACTATTAGGATCTGCTAAAAACTTAGTAGGAATAATACCTTCATTTACAAACTTAAACAAGCTGCTTTCAGATTCTGGTATACTTGCATCAGTAATACTTTCATTAAATATTACCACTCCTATATCAGCAAGGTCTTCTAAAACATCTTTACGATCTTGAACAGTAGCACCATTTAATGCTGCAAACTGATCTGCAAGATTTACTGCAAATAAATCAAACAACTGCTTATTAATCTCTAAGAAAAACTTACGGAAATTTTCTGGATCAGATAAATTTGTTACAGCCTGGTTAAAAGCTGTATTCATTTCTTCTACTCTATTGTAGTCTACAATCTGCTTAAGAAGCTTTTCTGCTTTAAGACCATCTACAGACGAGTTAGTCTTATTACCATAGTAGTTAAGTACATTTTTAAGAGCCAAAGATAATTCCTTGTACCCTTCAACTTTATTTAAATCTGCTCTACCTTTTACAGCTTCAAGATTTGTTTTAAATTGATTAAAGGCTTTTTCATATGTACTAAAGACAGCTTCTTTTTTAGCTACATCTGATAACTGTTGTTCTGCTGCTTTTATAGCTTTGTCATTAGAAACTTTATCTTCTTTAGTTTCTGTTTCTGCACCCTTTAAATTAGCAACTTGAGCAGTAAGAGCAGCTTTTTCATCAGCTAATCTTTTTAATTCACTTTCCAAAGTAAAACTTAAACCCTTGTTATCAGCACTAATGTTAAATAGTGGGCTGACATCTGAAGCTAGCATTGAAGCTACAGCAGGATCATCAGATGCGGCTTCTGCTATTTCAGAAAGTCTTTCTAGTGATCTCTTATCATTGTGGTAAGAGTATACTAGTGTTTGTTTAGCAAGTTCAAAAGCCCCTGCAGCTATCTGCATTTCTTTTCTTTCTTCACCTGTAATATTAGGATCTAATAAAGCATCTGCATAATAATTACCGTAAGTCTTATCTACATAAGCTTGTGTACCTACAATGCTTTTAGTTCTTTTAGTTATATCATCAATAACTTTTTCTGCAGCAGCTCTGTTTTCTGCAGGTATAGCTTGTAATAACTCTTCATCAGATAGCTGTTTATGATTATCTAAAGCCTCTAAGAAGTTATCTACAATCCCTTTTTGAGATAGTGCCGATATGTAGGTAAATAAAGATTCATCTTTAATAGATTCAAATGCCATACGGTCATCTAACTCTAAAGCTATACTCATACCTTTTTGTGCATCAGCTTGAGCTTTTAATGTAACCAGTTCTGGAGCTAATGCTTCAATTACGTTAGCACCTTCAGAGTTAATTAAGTTTACAAGATCAGAATTAAAGTTTTTATCTTTTTCTAAAGATGCTTCATATTTTTCTAAAGCACTTTTATTAACCTTACGGTATCCAGCTTCTATAGCTTCTCTACCAGCTTGAATAACATTACCTCCACCAGATATTATACCACCACCTAAGAAACCTCCTAAAAATGCTTCTAAACCTTGTTGTGAAACTTGTGCTGCAAGACCGCTAGCTATTTCTTTTTTAGCTAGCTTCATTCCTGCTATTTCAGGACGCAAATAAGTTTTAGCAAAATAATCTTCAATAGCTTTAGATGCAGACTCTTGATAAATTTCTTGAACCCCTTCACTAATATTTGCAGAGAAATATGAGCCTAGACTACCTAATGCATATCTAGCCATGTCTTTATCAGTAAACATTTTTACAAATGCTTGCCCCCTACTTAATTCTTGAGCTGTTACATTCAAGCCTACACCAGCTGCTTTACCTCCAGCTTTTTCTCCAGCCTTTGTTGTAATAGTACTGTAAACACTTTTAGATTTACCTGCACGCACTTTCATAGTCTTAGCAGCATTACCATAAGGTAGTGCCAAACTATTAAATGTTATATTATTAGTAAGATATATAAATGGAAGGTTAGCCCAGTAATCTACATTACCAGCTTCTGTAGCTTGGTTATCCATTGATGCTAGTATTTCACCTGATGGCATAAAACCATTAGCAGCAACATACTCACTTACTAATCTATCTTTAATACCCTGTCTTACACCTGATGCTTCAACCATTGACTCATCATTAGATAGTCCCGCAATTCTTAAATCACGATAGACAGCACCAAATCCTTTTATACTTGCCAAACTAGCAACAGCATCTGCAGCCTTACCTGCAGAAGTAGCAGCCTTAGATTGAGTAGACGCTCCTTTAATAAAGTTATAAGTATTAGGAGTAAATGCTCTAGTTAAAGCGTTTCCTGTATCTGCAACTCTATTATAAATTTGTTTAGCAGAAAGTGCATCTCTAAGCTTGTCTACATTTTTAAGTGTTTCAAAAGTTCCTTTAACAGCTTTACCAAAACCTTTTACAGTTCTGACACCAGCCATAGTTAATGAACCACCCAAAGTTTCTGGTGCAACTGCTGCCAACAATAAATCTTCTGCAGCAATAGCTCCTATAATACCTAAAGTATAATTCATATTATACCCAAGGTTAACAGCCATCTGACCTAATCCTCCTCTAGTAGACATTGCCATTTTAGCTGAGTGAGTCATAAGCTCCCCCTTATCATACGCAATATTACTAGGATCAAGTGTACCAGAATTACCAAACATTCTTAGACCCCCTCCAAAATTATCTAAGAATACTTCACCCATTACAGGGAAAAAGTATTTAGAAGCCCTAACAAAGTCTCCAGTCCACGCTGTATTAGCGTTATAAAAACTTTCATTATCTTTTAAAGTAGAAAACCCAAGCCTTGAATAAGCTGGGTGAGAAGTATATCTTTCAACATTCTGAGCCTCCTTATTAAATGCTAAAGTCTTTTGCTTAGCATAAGTAGGAGCCATATCTATCACAGGTTTTTGAGTACCTGCTGGCATGTTAGCACTAATATTTAATAAGCTTCCTGTATTAGTAGGAGCCACATTATCAAATGCTCTAACATTAAAGTTTATGTCTTCTGCTTTTTGCTGAGTACCCTGCAATAAGGAAGATTGAAACTTAGCTGCATCTTTGTAAGCATTATTACCAAATGACAAAGACTTATCCTGATCTTCCATGGAATTACCTATTTAATTCATCCGTACTATATACAGCACCGTTATCTTCATTATATAATCTTTCAGCCTCCTCTTGGTTAGCTTCAAAAAGCATTAACTCATTATATAGATTTTGACTAAGATATCTGTAATTTATTGGATTTGCTACTAGGCTAGATGGAGATTCATAAGTTACAGTTCTATATTTTCCTGTCTTAGGATTAAATTCTTTTTGAGTAGAAGTGTAATTTAAAAGTTTATTTTCAGCATCATATTCTATACGAACTGCATTATTATTTAACTGAATAGTTTCTATTCCATTTGTTGTTAATGCCGTAAAATTTTCAATGTCTTCTGAAACAGGTAAATTCATCATACCTGCTACACCTTCTGGTATAAACAAAGTAGCTTTACTATTATTACCATCAACACTAAATTTAAAACCAGGATCATCAGCAGTACTAGATACTCCTTGCAACCATCCTGTATTATAATTTATCTCTACGATTGCACCTGATTGATCATTTCCAAAGTCAACAGCAGATAACACTTTAAATGTAGCTCTTGGATCAGATGTTGCTGTAGAAGTTTTAGCGTCATTTTTAACTTTAATGTCCTGATAGAATCTACTAAAAACAGAATAAGACATTCTTTCTTGATTCTTATCTCCTTTAATCTTACCTTTTTTAAAGGCTTCTGCTTTTTCAGGATTAAATTCTCCAGATGATATCACAATATCTCCTGACTCTAAATATCTATTTAAAGTTGCCAGCATTACTTGTTGCTCTACCTGTGCTGTTTTATTAGGTAAAGCAGAATTTGGTGCAACATCAAGATTACTAGAAATAATTTCTATAGCATCAGGAGCACCGTCTAAAATAACAGCAGTAGGATTAAGCATACTTACTGCAGATTGAGATGCAGGATCTCTTTTATAAAAGTCTTCCACTAAAGTTAATGCTTGATCATAAAATTTACCAAGACGTCTAGTTGATTTAATACCTTCTCTTGCTTCTAAACCTACAATACTTTGTGGATTTTCTCGTGCGTCTTTTATATAAGGCCTAAGTAGTTCACTTCTTTTATTATCTGATAAATTTTCCCATGCTGTTCTGTAACCTATTATTTCACCTCTATCGTTTTTTATAGATACTTGTTTTTCGTCAGGTGGTAAAGAGTTCATGTAATCAGCTTTAGCTAACTTTTCACTAGCCTCTAGTATATCATTAAACGAAGGTTTAATAGGAGTATTACTAAGATTCAAAACTTGTTCTGCTACAATGGGATCTATGTCACCTGCTTTATAAGCATCCAACACATTTTTTTCAAATTGTTTTTTACTTTCAATTCCAGTTTCTGAATCATACATGTAACGAACTAACGGTGCTGTACTAGCCATAGCATCATTTGAATTTAAAGCAATTTCTGCCTCTACATTCTTAAATGAATTACTATAAGATTGAGCTACCGTACTTTCTGCTTTTATGTAAGCAGCTTCTTTTCCTTTCCATTTATTTAAAGCTTGTTTTACTTGAGGATACTCTGAAGCTAGTATACCTTCTTTATCAAGCTTATTAAAAAAGTCTAAAACTCTCTGTGTTTCTTGACCAGCTAACTCAGATTCACTAGTTCTTTCCCACCACGCAGATGCAGATGTAACATCTCTAATACCAGTATTAGGTATTTTTTCAGTTGTCATTTCATCCGGGTGCTTCGTATTGTAAAGCTTAGTATAAGTACCAATTAAATCTACAAGATCTTTATTAAGTTTTACTTGTTTTTGTTTTAAAGCATTTTCATTAGTCTCAACTACAGTTACATCTGTATCTGTATCAGAAATATATGTAATGGGTGCAGTATCACTACCCGGTAATAAACCCTGACTAACAGAAGGAGAATCTGAACCGCTACCTGTAGATTTATCTTTTCTAGCATCTACCCACTTACCATAGTTAGGTGTAGCTTTATAGCCAATGCTATAATCTTGCATAGCATAATCTGTAGCAGCAGCATTTAGGTCAGTCTCATATGCAGCTTTACCCGCTGTTCTGTATAGGGAGCTTATATCTTGTATAGCAATACTCACTTGCTTAGACTCGTCTACTATAGATTTATGCTCTTGACTAAATCCAGCTTCTTCTGCTGTAATCTTTAAATATTCCATATGTTCTTTAGAACCTGGAATAATACCAACCTTTGTAGCCTTGCTTTCGTAGACTCTTTTCTTAGCGTTATTAACTGTCCTTGCTTCTTCTAACTTAGCTTTTTTATTAGCTGCTACTGAAGGATCTATAGTAGATTGATACTTATCTGTTACTTGTGCTAAAGCAGCTTGATAACCAACTTGAGGAATTAGTTCTTGTAGTTCAGATTGAACTTGAATATAACCCTGCTGCTGATAATACTCTTGAATGTAAGGGTCGTTATTAAATACGTTAGCTAGTCTGCTGTAAGCTAATGGAGTAATCTCTTTACCATTAGTTTCTGTTACCATAAAAGGCATAAGATTACCAGCAGCATCTGTTGGTTTAGATTCTCTTTTAAGGCTAAACCCATTTTTTTTAGCAATCTCTAAATACCTTTCAAATAGATTGATATTATCTACAAATGATAAACTTTGAGATGCCATGCTCTTACGAGTTTCAGCATCTGACATTTTAAACTCTTCAAGTTTTAGTTGAGCAAAAATGTTGTTGTTAGCATTATATCTAGCACGGTCTTCTGAATCAGAACTGTTTTTAAAATTAGCATTAGCCTGCATTAAGGCCGTAGCTTTAGACGTAAACGTTGCATCTGCCATAATATTTTCATCCTGCAATAAAGGATTAAATATTTGTCTTGCAGCTATTACATTTTCTTCTAAACTTAAATCTACAGAAGCTAGCTTTTGTATTTGATTTTGAGCATCTTTAATAAACTGATCTTTCTTAGCAATATTGCTTTCATCAGTAAGAGGCAAGTTGGCAATTGTAGAGTAGGCTTGACTTACAGCCATTCTACCTTGATTGTAACGTTCTTGTTTAACGCTTAACCAATTTTCCATCAATTCAAAATTTGGAGTATAAAGCTCCAAGTCTGGAATGTTACCTTGTATATTGGGAATAAATGTTGCCATACTTCTATATTATAATATAGTAAAAAATTTCTAGAGTTTAATACACCTAAAAAGTTTATTACCTCTTTATAAATTTACTTAAATTAAATGAACTGTAACCTTGACCCCCTTTACTTTTTTTAGACTGCTCTTTAGTTCTAGGCATATTGCCTGCAATATTTTGCTGCAGCTTCATGTAGTCAGCTATTTCATCTTCATCAATAAGAACTTGACCTGTAGGAGATACAAAATATCCTTGCTCTGTATATGGGTTAATAGCAGCGTTAGGATACATATCAGACAACATTGCAGTTTCTCTAGGGTTAGATATAAATCTATTTAAAGACTTAGCTAGCAAAGCTCTTCTTTGATTATCCTGTGCAGCTTTAGATTCATTAACTGTAGCAGTATCTATTCTTTGCTGTCTATTTTGACCAGCATTAAACTCAGATACTTTATTTAAAAACTCAGTATTAAATAATTCAAACTTATTAGCAATTTGAGCATTAGCATTTGAATATCTGGCTAAAGTATTAGCTTGATTAGCTGCAAGTTTACCTTGCATTAATGATAAATTAGCTCCAAGATTTTGACCTCTTCCTTGTAAAGCAAGAGCTTGTGCATTTATTGCACCTACCTCTTGATTAGCTTGTAACTCTCTCTCAGGATCCAAGAATACAGGGTCAACTAAATTAGGTTGTAACCTTTGAGTATAACCATACTCCATAGGAGTTCTCATCATAGCAGCAGCAGCTACATTAACTCCATCTTCTAAGAAGTAACCTCCAGGTTCATTTTCAACTTCAATATACTCTGGAGTACCTGGTGCAATAGGCTCTTCTGCTGGCACTTCTTCTGCAGGTGCTAGAGATAATAAAGTCTTAGCAGTGTTGTCACCATATAAACCATCGTCTTTAGATAAAGCACCTTCTTCACCAGTAGCAGTAAACTGCATTCTTTGTACTATATCATTATCTGCAAAATCAGGATTATATTTAAAATCTGCTAAAGTAAGTGCTGCAAATTGAGCTAGTTTAATGTCTTTTTCTGAAAGAGAGTTTAGGTCTAAATCTTTAGTAGCTTTTTTATAAGCAGCATTTCTACCAACCTTATTGTATCTATCCCAAGATTCTTCATCAATATTTAAACCTTTGTCTCTAAACGTATAGTTCTGCTTTTGCATGTTCATGAGAGCATCTCTCATCTCTTGCTTAGTAGCTTTACTTTTAGGATTTTTAGTTTTGTAGTTTTTATAAGTAGCATCTAACAGCTGAGAAAACTCATCAGTATTAATTAAGTTTTCAAAGTCTTCATAGTTTTTTGTAAACTCACCAGCAGTTTGATACTTGTATTTCTGACCACCCTTGCCGTAAGTCTCCTTACCATACCCAGCCATCATATCTGCCATCATATCACGCTGTTCTATTTCAGCGTTAATCATTTCAACTTGCTCAGGTGTGACACCATTACGATTTAAATACGGTAAAGCAATTTCAGGAATACCTCCTTCAAAATCTTTCTTAGATTCTTGTACCATTGCTAACTCCCCTAGCTTAGTAAGTTTAGCTTGAATGTTTCTTTCAGCTGTAGATTTAGCCATCTTATCAGCATCAGCATCTTTTAAAACTTTATTCTCTTCACTAATGTCAAACTTTTTAAGACTTGCAATAGCAGCAGGAGTCATAGATTTCTTACTAGTATTAGTAAACTTTTTAAGATCTTCTCCTTTTAATGACATAGATTTATGATCACTAAAAATAAATGACTTTGGAGGAAGATTAAGAGGAGTACCCCCTTGGCTGTGTTTCTTACCACCAATCTTATAGTGCTCAGGTATACTGTTATTATCAAGATCTGCTACAACAGTCTCTCCCTTTTCTGCTTCTAAATTAGCCGCAGCTCTAGAAGTAGGATTTAAAACAGGTTGCCCTCCCTTTTCCATTGACTTAACAATTTTACCATTAGGCAATCTTTTAAATCCTTCAGGTAATTTATTGATCTTAATCTTTTTCATTAGTCTAATAATTCTATATCAGCACCTGCTGCAATTAATGCTTTTAAAGTCTCCTCATCTACCATGCTAGTTTGACCGCCACTCATAAACTGAGATTGAAATTGTACAGGTACATAGTCATCTGGTCTAAAGATGCCAGTGTTTATATCATAGTCACCTCTATTATTACCAGCAGCCATTGGTATAAAGTTATCAGTCAGCATATTCATTCTTTGCTGTGATTCTATACGTTGTGCTTTAGCACTATCAATAAATCTGTTTAACATGCCTGCACCAGCAATTCTTCCAACAGCGTTAAGCATCTTGTCATTACCATTGCTTTCTTCTTCTGTTTCTATTTCTGTTTCTTTAGTAGCTGGCTTTTTTAAATCTATTGGTATTAAACTTAACTCAGGACTAGCTACATCAAATCTAGGTAAAGACTTAGGTTGTGCACCTCCTATAAATGTATCTGTAACAGTCACCTCATCTAGCATTGTAGATTCAGGCTGCATTAATGACATTTCCTCATCTGTAAAAGGATCTTCAAGGGTTTGCCCAGCAAATTGATATTTCTTTTGACCACCACAAGAATAGCACTCACCACCTATACCCATGTTATCTAGTATCTGCTGTTGTACTTGAGGAGGAAGTGCTTCAAATCCAGGATTGTTTGTACCACCTTTAGCATATCTTTCTCCACCACGCATCATCTCTTGCATTTCATCTTCATGGAGATAACCCATTTCTTTCATTTCAAGATGATCTTCCATTTTTTCTGCCATGTAACCTTTTCCAGTATTTGGATCATACATCATATGAGATTCAAACTCTCCACCTTCTGCCCAAGTACCAAATCTTTTATGCCAGTATAGTGGGCTAAATGGATCTTTAGCTTTAGCAGAATCTTTTCCACCCATTCTATCCCAAAAGTTTTTCTTTCTTTTTGCAGAACCATGTTGACTAAAGTCTTTCATTCCTTTATAACCACCATGAACAACTTTGTACTTATCACCTTTTTTAGCAAGTACCATCCATTTTTTACCAGGACGTGTAGATTTCTTTTTAGCTCCTACTTTAGTAAAGCCTTTGTTTTTATAACGTTGTGGTATACCGCCACCTTTAGCATACTCTTCCATGTCAGTGTCTTCACCACCATACATGTAGGCACTGTCAGCATATGATACACCTCCGTACATATACTCTTCAGGTATTTCCATACCTTGCTCAGCTTTTCTATAACCTCCACCACGTTTCTTGTAAGTCTTTACAAGCCAGGCAGAACCATATGCAGATGGCCATCTATCAAATTTTCTTTTAGCTTCAGCTTTTACTGCAGCATAAAGTTTCTTATTTGTGGGAATATTTTTAGACATAACTAGTTACGATATCTCAATTATAATATACAAAATTTATAGCAGACTACCATATTTACAGGCCTTTAGGTGTGTAAGTATAGTGCTTCTCACCTCCATACATAAAAACTTTACCTTTACCTAATTCCTTACGTGCAGCAAACCATGCTCTTTCTTGAGTGTCATATTTACTATAATCAGGCAGTGACTGACCTCCTTGCTTTTTAAGCTCTGCATAACCACCTTTTATACCTTTTACTTTTGATTTATCAACGCTTGTTCTAAATGACTTTCTATCTCCTTTAGCTTCTACATTTTTATGACCCGTCAACCAAAGATCTTCTATAGATGTTTTACCATCAGCATAGTCTTTTAAAACGGCATCTGATTCTATTAAGTTTACTAAAAATGCAGTGTACTGTTGCTTTGGAGTAAGTTGATCTGCAGAAGTAGCTTTTAATATATCCTCATCCACTTCTAACTCTAAAGCATTTGCTACAGTTTTATAACGGTTTTGAAATGTTTTAAAGGCAGGACCTTCAAACTGAAACATACCTCTAGCAGGACCATCATCAGCTTGTTTCATCTTAGGGTTCATAGTATGCCAAGACTCATGGTATGCTATAGTATCAGCTGTATTACCCCAAAAGTCTTTAGTATTACCTCGGCTATCTACTAAATAGTCTAAAGTATTATCTAAATCTAAAACGTTACTTTTAGGTTTAGAAGACTTTGCATTTACAATTCTATTTTCAAGGCTGTCCTCTACAGGACCTGTTACCATAGGATAAACTTTATCTTGAATTGGACCAGGAGTTAAAGACGGAGGACCTACTTGTCTACCTGTCTGATACTTTTCTTTTTTCCAAGAACCTTCATCAGCAAACTTAATGGCAGCTTTTACATTCTCACCAAAGTCATATACTTCACCACGTTTAAGAGCTTCCTCATACGCAGGATAAAAACTACTATCTTGAGACATGTCTATCCAAGTATTATCTTCATTTTGGAATAGAGTAGGAAAAGCTACCCAACCTCTACCATCTACATACTCTCTAGCCATTAGATGAGTAGATACAGAATTATCTTCATTTTTTCTTACACCATTACGTCCTACAACTTCAATACCTTCTTGTGCACGTTTATGATTGTAGTTAATACGCTTACTTGAAGTCTTAGACTTTTTAAACTTAGCTTTCTCAGCAGAAGACATTTCTTTAGTAGTTTTAGGTGTAGTTTTATTTACACGTTTACTTGGTCTACATGCTGGGTAGGGTCTACCATTTTTGTCTTTACCAGATCTACCACACTTCTTACCTGTTTTAACGTCAACCCATTCTTCTGCAAACCACTGAGTGAGGCCACCAGAACCATAGGCAGGTAACTCTGTAACGTAATCTCCTTGAAATTCATATTCACTACCAGGATACATAAGCTCAGAATTACCCAAGTTATCAATACCAAGTACAGGAAAGTCTACTCCAATCATACTAATCCTATTAGAAGGAATAATATTATAATCATTGTTTACGTCTGGAGAATTTCTTCTATATCCTGTTTTTGTAACCCGACCTTTCATTATCTATGGGAGTAATTTAGTTTAGCATTTGTCAATCTAATACGCAGCTTGTTATTGCCTGATACGTTTCTTCTTAAGAACAATCTATTATTGTAGTGACGGAACTTCTTATGCTGGTGAGCATCTTTAGTGTAGTCAAGATTAAAGTCATTTAATGTTCTAACATAACCGTTAGCAGAAGTATTCCACACATTACGGGTTACACCACTAAACTCACCTCTATCTCTTGTGATATCATAGAACTGATTAAACCTATACTTATTCTCTTCTTTACTGTATAGAATATCTATACTAGAAGTATTAACTTTAGGGTAGCCTAAAATAGCTTGAGGGTCATTCTTAGGAGAGATGTTTAACCTCAGCATACCAGACACTTGTTCAGAGTTGTAAACTACAGCTCTATCAAAGTTTTGATCAAGTACATGATACTCATCTTTACAGTTAGGTTTGTATCTATAAGCTTCTAATTGATATTCAAAGCTTCTAATAGTACTAACAGCCTGTCCTGTATTAATGATCTGCTCTAATTCAAATGGATAATCTTCACCATAGTAGTTACCAAAACTTTGACAATTGCTATTATGAATCCATATACCGTTACCCTTAACAGTCATAAAGTTGTTTCTACCTGGTAACATAAACTCAGGATGCCAATCATGGAATGATATCCAAGCATTACGCTTAACATCATAACTAACTGTCCAACTAGCTTCTTCAAAGTAATCAGGGTCTCCTAATTCTACTACAGAGTTTCTGATCATAAACCTGTTTAAGTCATCATAAACAAGCTTGTCTTCAAATCCAGGCTTAACAGAATAATCTTTTTTACTAATGTAAAGCATTGCGTTCTTGTTATCATAGATAGTAGAAACACCAACACCTGTTACAGGGTTATCTGTTAGATTGAACTCTGGGAAAGAATCTTGAATTTTATAAGGTAGATACTTAGCAAACCACCACTTCATTCCTGCACCGGTAATGTCTTCTAGACCTTTACCATATTTAAATATTTTACCTTGATTCTGAGACACGTAGTAAATACCTGCAGGAGTAGCACTAATTGCTAATCTGTTTTGAGAGCTACCATATTCATAGGAAGCATCTACATTCACTGTGTTTCTAATCTTCTGACTTGGATCAAATAAACCACCGTCTCCAATAGTTATTTCTACACCTGCTTCAGATTGTAAAGTATCTGCACCAGCAAAGAACATAGGAGATTCTCTGCGTAGCATAATTAATGCACCAGCGTTACCAATAGGTTTCACTGCTGTTATGGGGCTCTTAAAGTCTTGATAGTTGTTAACCAGGAAGGTTCTCCAATTATCTACTTTAAGAGTCTGTTCTTGAGGCAAAGAGTAAATCAGCCTATTAGGGTAATATGTATGACAATCTTCAGATATTTCTGGATCATAATCTCTTGTCTGTATATTACCCATACTAACATTATTAGTAAAGTAATATCCAGCTGATAAAGAGAAGTCATACTTAAAATGATTACCTGCTGTTATCTCATCTGCACGGAAGATACGTTGTAAGTCTGTATATTCTCTATCGTCATAATGACGTGTTCTTGGTTCATCGTCATGGTCTCTGTAAGCACAGTTAATTTCTGACTCTACAAAGAACTCTTTTATTCCTGAGTTAAACAAATAAAAATAACCTTTAGCTAAGAAGAAACCATTTGGTGATATAGGTCTATCTAAATTGTGTAAATCAGAAGGCAAAGTATCTATTTCATCTTGTACATCATCATTACTAGAAAGTTTTAGACCCTTAATAGCGTTTTTAATGTTAGTAATACCTGCTCCAATAGACTGACCTAATCCTTCTACAAAGTTATCAAATTTATATTCTTCAGTATTAATGTAATATCTAGGATAAGGAACATTAATGTGTTGACGATAATCATATTCCTCTCCGTCTGTAAACTCTTTACCTGCTAACCAATCATTAAAAAAGAACATAGTATTCTTTTCTGTATACTTAGTAATATATACATCACCACCAAATAGTATATCAGTTTTAAACTGACTAGCTACTTGATAAGTATCAGGTAATAGCTGAACACACCCAGTTAAAGATTGAGCAATATTTTCTAGTTGACCATATTGATTCTCATTCTGAATCTTAATACCTACGTATTTGGAAGAAATAGGATTAGCAAACTTTTTTGCTTTTACTGCTTTTAAACTTTTATCCCAAAAACCAGCACTTCTTAAGGTATACTTACTTTTATCTTCTATATTTGGATCTGAAATATTAGAATCAGTTTCTATAGTTACAGATCTAGTTCTTAGATAATTGTTTATACTTCTACTAGTACCATAGCTGTAGTTTTGATTCTTAATGTATATAGCATTATTAAGCTTTCTTCTGGTTTCACCAGTTTGAGAAGGAATAAAATTATTATACAAGCCATGACTAATATGTTGGAGTGCATATTGTCTATAAGGATTAACAGACCTAAGTAAATCTAATGCTTCATTAGCACCTTGTCCAATAAAGGTTATAAGAGCTGGAATTATACCAGCTAACTTTAAATAACCAGGAAGCTCATTAAATTTAGACGAAGTAGTAGTATCTGCATACTCACCACCTAAAGGCCCAGCTATTGCATATTTACCAATTTTTGCAATAGTATCATTACTTGTAAGTTTACTTAAAAAGTTTATACCAGTACTTTGTAATGTTGCTTCTGCTCCAGACGCAAAAAAAGCAGCACCTGCACCTATTACACCATTAATATTACCACCAGATACTTTTGGAAAAGTTATTGTTTTTGTACTTTCACCTGCCAATCCTTGAACAGCATTACCTAGACCTAGCAATACTGAAATAAGCATTGTAGTATCAGAAAGCAATTTATGTTTTGGATGCTTATGTGGATCTATAAACTTCCCTTCAGCTAAACCAGAAACTTCACCGTATATTCTAAGTTCTGTACCAGATAAAAACGGATGTTTAAATTGAGTATCAGGAGAATGAAAGGTAAAGTCTTTTTTACTATAGGTATCAATAGCAAATTCATTACTTTTATTTCTACCAACTTGTCTAAGTCTACCGTCTTCTGGGAATACACTTGTTAGATATGGATCAGGTCTTAAGTCATTAAATGGATAATTAGCATATAGTCCTTTTCTGTCTGAATCTGGTATATCATACTCAAACATATTATTGATAATACCCTTAGCAATAATAGACTTGTTACCTTTTCTAGATCCCCTAAGAATCTCATAACCAACAATACCAGCAATAAGATTACCATCATTATCTACCGGTGGCTGTATACTGCTAAACTCTACACCTAATACATTGATCTTAGTACCACCTTGATTGTGTCTAGGTGTTACTGTATCATCAGGCATCTTGTGATGTCTAATAGGCTTACCACATAGTGCACCCCATACTTCTGGCTTATTATCTGGATAACGTTCTGTAGACTCCCAGTAACCCATTTTACCACGCTTAACAACCTTACCACCATCTGATAAAGTTTCACCACCTAGACCTGTTACTGTAGCTGTATTATATACTTGCCATCTCTGTTGCTTCTCAGCTTCCCAAATTTCTACTCCGTCTGGTGCAAGCTCATCTACATCTTGAGCAATTGCTTGCCTTCCTGGTATATGATATGAACTAGATTTTTCACCAGTACTGTACACCCATCTAATAAAAAAGGTATATTGTTCATCACGCATGTAGCCAGCATTGCTACCAGAATCTCTATAATAGTCTGCATTATATTCTACTGATACCCAGTTAGTTCTAATCTTATTAGCTAACAGCTGGTAATTAAAATCAAATTTAGTTGTAGGACCTACACGTAGTAAATAATTTGTTACTGTATAAATAGCATCTGACTTTTCATATGCTGGACTACGCAATAAAAGCTGCTCAAGAGGTATGGCAACTAAACGTTGATCTATACTATCAATTGTAATCTTAGTAGCTTGAGTAGAGTAGTAACCAAATGTAGAAGCACTAGTTTGCTGATTAATAAATGTAATAACAGCAACTTCAAACTCATCAAACCTATCAACATCTAAACCTTCTATATTAACTTCAATAGATCCTACAGAATTCTCATGAAAGAATATAGACTGCAAGTTAGATGCTGCTATATAATCAGTTACTCTAGTACCATTAATAGAGTATGCAATCATTACCTGATAAGTACCATTGAGTAGTGTACCTATCTCTCCTTGCTCTATAGTAAGACATGGAGTATCCATTAGTCTTGCTAAACGAATTTGCTCACCATCTAAATCTGCGGTAGGTGTTTCTACAACACAATCATCTACTACCCTCTTTGTAACCTTGTAAGGTATGTTATCTATGTTGAGAGTTCTAGAAGGATTCTTACCATCATCCCAGTATAGCTGCCAAGTGCAATCATAGTTTTCTTTAGAAGCACCCTTAATCAAATGATTTTTATCAAAGGATAAAACTTTATCATTAACTAGTTTAGAATAAGTGCACTGACTTTCATCAAATAAACCTATCTCACTGTTAATGTTATCTGTAGAAAAAATAGCCCACTTATCATCGTATAAATGAATAGACCCTATAATATCATAAGGAACTTCAGCACACAATCTATTTGAAGACTCATTCTCTAACGTTCCAAAGTCTCCTTCTGTAGAGTTGTTAACTGCATTTCTTGCATGAACCCAAGTACCAGGAGTTTGAAATGACTCATTGGTATCCTGCACCATTCCTTTTACAAAAGAATCAGTGTGTGTATTTTGCTGGGTATTAGGAGTCTGCTTCTTTGCCATCTTATCTTAAAGTTGGGGTGCTCTTAAACATGTTTACATACTTGTCATACTGTGAACGTCTGTTCATACTCCAGATTTTTTGCAATTCAGCAAAGTCTGGTGTATTTACAAATGACAACGCATTGTTTCTTGCAGCTCTTAGACGAGCTTCAATTAAGTTTAATTGCTGTGATACAGGCTCTCCTGCAAAAATCATATTCTCTAGTATACGTTGCTTAATAGCATACTCATAGTATTCATTTACTAGAGGGTGATCCATAACTACAAGTTCTCCTGTAGAGCTTTCCATTTGAGATTGGTAGTTAATATAAACCTGACCACTGGTAAAGTTTGTATAAACAAATCCATCTCTAATTTCTATTTGAAACTGACTATCGTTCCAACGACTGTTAGGGCATTTATCTGAAACACCTTGACCTACAGCTTTTACTTTAGCAAAGCTTTCATAAACCTTTACTTGAGTTTTACTTTTTTGAATAAGCTGGTAGTAATCACCACAGTCATTCATACATACAGATGTATCTACAGGGCAACCATCAGAATCTAATGCTACACTACCCTTATCTAAGATTACATCTTCTATTAATGTACCAGAAGGAACAGAGCTTTCTACTCTATACTTACCGGTCATGTATGCAAAGTTTAAAGAATAAAAGTTATTAGGCATCTTAGCCTTACCCTTATCTATATCTAAGATAACTTGTCTAGATCTTTGGACTCTAACTCCTAAGTCAAAGTTAACTCTCATTGCAACTTTAATAAGCTGCTGAGGTTCTATCATACCTTCTAAAGCATAAGTAGAGAAGTCAATACTTACTTCTTCTATTAGCTGATCAAAGGTTCTATATTGAATATTAGCTGCCATTATCTAGAGATATTTTGATTATCATGTTTACCATCACTAGGAAGTTTTGCAAGACCTGACATAGTTTGAAGCACTTGAGCTTCTATTTCTGCAAACAAAAAGTCTGGTACGTTAAACTCTTGCTCTTGTCTAATAAGGCAGTCATCTTCTACATCACAGTTCCACTTAGTAATATCATCTTCAAATACTCCTTCTATCTTAATAGCATCCCAATCAACGTTAGGAAAATACAGATAGCCATTTAAAAACCAAAAGTATTTAGTAGTGTTGTATCTAAAGGTTGAACCCTTAGTCATAGAAGTGTAAGTACCCGGTTGTGTAGGCTGAAGCTCAATACCTCCATCAATAGAGCTAACAGTTCTAATTAATGGACCCCAGTAACCTTGCATGAAATTAGGAAGCTTAGCTTTAGTACGTTTAATAGTACACCCTGACTTAATACCAGAACACTGAGCTTCTATTTTATCTACCTCTATAAGTTCTACAAAAGGTAAAGTTTTAAATACACTGTTAAATTTCATTAGCTTATTTGTAGAATCTTGTCTACGCATATAAACTGCAGTGTATTTAATTATAAGGCTGTAGATATATCTATCCGTTAAGAAAGCATCTTGCCTTGAGCTTTTAAATTGGTTTCTTACTCTTGAAACGATCTCACCAATTGTTGCCATATTAATCTAGTTCAAACTCATTATACTCATCTATTGAGTTAGCATAGTTTCTAGTTTCAATCTTACGATCTACAACTTTAGAAAATATGTCAGTAACTCTCACAGTATCAGTGAGTTGAACATAGCGCATATAATTGTCTGGGAAAGTTTGTGCAACAGATCTTTTAAACTGTCTTACTCCTTGGAACCCCCATATGTCTCTAAATGCAAACTTATATTTAGCGTGATAGTTGCTGTACATAATTTTAGCAAGACGGTTATCTGTCTCCCAGTTTTGATTATGTACAGTTAATCCTAGTTTAGCAGACTCTTTAAAGTTTATATTGTTTTTATGTTTTGAAGCTGGTGTGCTTGCTATAAATAAAAACCCTATACCATCTGGAAGCTCTACCCCGTCTCTATTTTCTATGACCTCTTTCCAAACAGCCTCATTAAACTGTTTAATTATTTCTTTAAAGTGGTCAAGATCTATTTTCTTATAACGAGGATACTTCTCTTTAAATTCTTCTAACAGTTTACTATTCAATACACTAAATACCTTTTCCCTATATCGGGGAGCATTTAAATTAGGTTTCTTATACGGCTTGTTACTCATAGATACCTACTTATAATTTACTGAAAATACAGGAAGAATCAAAGAGATTACCCTGCTATGTGAGAAAACTCTGCAACCTTTCCCCGGTTAAACTCATGCACCTCTAATACTGCAGCTTTTTTACTACCTACAAATTTATTATGGTAGTGCCAGTAATCAGAGTTAGAAAGACTAGGCATGATCTTAACAGAGAAGCCATTGATTTCATTTTCAGTAATAAACACAGACGTTCTTTTCTGATGATAATGTCCTGTATATAGAGTACGGTAGATTGTCTTACCCCATTCTTTTGGATATTCAGAAGCATATACTCTATCAGAGTTAGCAGTGTTTACATCTCCATGCTCAAAGGCTAAGAAGTTATCTCCAAATAAATGAACCTTACGCTCTCCATACTCTACATCATAGTGAACGTTTTCAATGTGGATGCTTTTAGATATAGCATGAGCTAAATGCCAAGAGGATAATCTATCATGATTTCCAGGTATAAATACTACCTGAAGATTCTTAGCAACGTGAGACAGTTGGACTATAGACCATACTACTGCATCATAAGCCTCTAGATAGGCCTGTATTGGATCTTTATCGTTTTCTACTGGTGTACCCTTAGTTGTAGTTTTAGCAAACGTATCAGCGTTTAAAAGGTCTCCTCCAATTACGTAGTATAAAGTGTTTAAATCATATGCTTGACTAGCCTTCATTGACACTTCTGTAATAGACTCTTTAAATCTTAAGATTACATCATTGTTATTTTGTTTACCAAAGTGAACATCCTGAACACTAAAAACCCCACAGTAATTAAGATTGTCTTTCTTTTTACTTGGGGGTAAGGATACTACTTCAAAACTTTTAGGCTCGTATCTTTCTAGAATTTCTTCAACTATACTTACATCTTCAGCTTTCTTTTGAGTAATTAAAGCTGATATAATCCAATGATTAGATTTTTGCTTATTCCAATATTGAGCAAGCTTCCATCTAGTAGTATCAATATTTAAAATTTTAATTATATCTTCAGGAGACTTTGGTTCTGTTGCAGATACAGCTTGAATTTTTGAAGAACCACTTTCTAAATTTACGTTTTCAGAAATGACCCCAACCTTTATACCGTCATCTGTAATAGTTTGATCTAATACCACAGCCTTTAGTGATAAATAATCTTCTAAAGAAATACCAATTCTATCAGCAGAAATTTGAGAATTCTTTTTCCACTTAAGTGACTGCTTTACCTTATCTAATAATGAAGACATATGATACTGATTTATAGTTTGTTAAATATAGTAAAAAATCTTAATAATAGAAAACCCCACCGTTAGGCAGGGTTTTCATTGTAGGTCACGAAAAACCAACAAAACGTGACTTATGCTTTAGTAGTAACCTCAATAGTTAAAGAATAAAAAGGACCAGGAGCCCCGCCATTAAGAGTTGAAGCTACTTTAATATAATACTTGGTAGAAGAAGTAAGGTTTATCAACTGATAAGAATCTTTCTGAGCATCTACGCCAGTGATATCAGTCCAAGTAGTATTGTCTGTAGAATACGAAATAGTATAATCCCATGCATCACCACTATTGTCCCATTGAAAGTCAATAGTAGTATCGGTTTTAGCAATTGATTCAATCCAGTAAGGAGCATGCACCGTGTCAACACCTGTAAAGCTTGCAAGTGCAATTTCACGTAGCACCATCATCTGCATAAACCTAGAGAGTCTATCTCCACTAACTAGTGGGAAGTCTGCTAGGTCATCACCTTGATACCTTACACAAGCAAAGTCTACTACTGTGTCACAAGGTTCACCACCTGGACAATCTGGATAAACTGGATTTATTCTTA